CGATTATCGTTTTTTCGCTCGCTGTCGCAACGTTTTCATCCTACCGCTCGCTCACCAGTCAGCGATAAAACGAATATGGTATGTATTTCCATCGGAGATATGTCCCCGATATGTCCGCCATTTGTCAGCGACTCGTCACCGATTATCGTTTTATCCCACCGACCGACACATCAGAGACAAAAGGATAATCTCCGATCGGCGAATGGCCGATGTAAAGTCAGCCATTACCAGACCTACTCAGCGACCCGGAACAGGAACCCCACGACCTTGTCCACCACCTCCATGACGCCACAGATTGCGACCACGACGCCGAGCACCAACACGATGTCGCCGAAGCTCATGTGCCCTCCTAGAACCAGATGGTGTCGGAATAACCGCAGCGCGAGCAGTAGATGTCACTGCACCCGTTTTCGGCGTCGGCGTTCTCTTCGCGGAGCTTGTGTCCGAAGTAGGAGCAGACGAACACGCGGTAGGCCTCCAAGACCGTGTTGACCACGAACCCGAACCACGAAGCACCGAGGTAGATGTGCTCGTAGCGGAATTCCTCGCGGCCGTAGCGAAGCCGATAGGCGAGGTAATCCTTGGTGTCCTTGAGAGCGAACCACAGTTTACGCATTTGCTCTGCCTCCTTGCGCCCCTTTGCGCTACGTACATACTACTACACCTTTGCGGTCCTGTAACGTAAATCTACACTCATATCTATCCTCATTTCTCGTTTGAGTCGTTGATTATAGGATAAAACGATTAAACGATTATCCCACCAACCGATTATCGTTTTTTGCCATGATCGTTGAGTGAAGCGGCCCGTGGCGAGCACACCATTATCGTTTTATCATTCTATACTCCGGCGAGCGGTCGTATATCCACCCGACGGAACACCTGAAATGTCCGAGCGGATCGGCCCATGTCCTATGAAATGTCCGAGCGGAGCCGCCGACCTCCTGGGAACTCTCTGAAATGTCCGAGCGGGTCGCCCAGGATCCCAGAAGAACGGATTTAAGGATGAAAGGATTTTCGTTTTTTCATACATCATGTCTGAAAATGTGTGAAAAGATCCGGGGAAGACCCGAAAACCCGAAAACCGAAGGTGTCAAAAATTTGACGCGCCACCCGTCAGAAATTTGACAGGCGGGCGTCAAAAATTTGACAGGCCGGTTGCAAACCGCGTGCCAGGTTGGCCGGTTGCAAACCGCGTACCAGCGGTTGCTTGCAAGGTTGGTGCCGGTTACAAAAGTGTAAGCGGCCAGCCGGTTGCAAACTAAGGGCCATGTGCGGGTAATTACGAAAGTGTAAGCGGCCGGGCCGGTTACAAAAGTGTAAGCGGCCAGCCGGTTGCAAACTAAGGGCCATGTGCGGGTAATTACGAAAGTGTAAGCGGCCGGGCCGGTTACAAAAGTGTAAGCGGCCAGCCGGTTGCAAACTAAGGGCCAGAAACCCCAAAAGTTACAAAACTGTAACCAGTCTTAGCAAAAAGAATTTTGCAAAAAACCTTTACTTTGTTGTTGCAAACCGCCTTGCCCGTGGTAACATAGGGTTTGTAAGTAAGCAAAAGGGCTTACTTACAAACAAGGGGTAGGTTATGACTGACAAGTTCGTGACAGTGGGCCAGACGGACGCGCAACAGGGTACGGCGGTGTACACCAAACTGACGGTGCACTTGGACAGCGGCAAGCGCGGTTACAACGTGGGCCTTGCGCGGCACGACGACAGCGACAAGCACGGCAAGGGCAACCCGGGGGCCGCACGGCAGTACCAGGTGCCCACCATCCAGACGGCCGACGGTACCACGCTGACGTGCGCCTACACCGCCCAGACTGAGACCGAAGCCCGTGCCCACTTCGCGGCACTGGTTGCCGCCGTCAAGGCTGGTGGTTGGCAAGAACGTGTCCGCCGTCCGCGCCTGTCGGGTATCCCGGCGGCAACCACGGCGGCCCCCACGGTCGAACAGGCGGCCCCCGCGACCATTACCGTTGACCCGGACGAACACGCGGCCCTGCCGGACGCCTACGGCATCGGCCCGGACGCCGAACTTGCCACGACGGACACGGGCAAGGGCAAGGGCAAGGGCAAGGGGCGCAAGTAGCACGACACGCGGCCCGTGGTTACAAAACTGTAGCCACGGGCCGTACTACCCACCTGTAGCAAGGCCCGTGCCAACCCCAATGGCACGGGCTTTGCCGTGCCCTGTCAAAACCTTGACAAGCAACAATGTAAATTTTACACGGTAATTTTTACACTCGCGGTCCCCCGCGAATTCCGCGTCCCGTATTTCTGTGATCCTCTCTCGAATCCCAAATCCACTCCACCCGTGTTCCCTTCCAAATTTTCCCGTGAGTTTTTCCGAATCACACATGTTCAGTCAAAAATAGTTCTTGACAAGGAAATGAAAATAGTGTATACTGATGGTGGAATTGAACTATGCTTCCCGAGATTGAGGAAATCACAGTTCGCGCGACACAGGAGCTATCTGCCATCGAGGCAGAGATGCGTCGTCGTCGCTATCGCGCGGATCCTCGTCTTTGGGCAAAAGAACGACTCGGTGATCACCTCTGGTCCAAACAGGTGGAGATCATGGAGTCGGTGCGAGACAACCGCAAGACTCTGGTCATGTCTTGCCACGAAATCGGCAAGTCGTTCATCGCCGCAGAAATCGCCGCTTGGTGGCTTGACATCTGGCCGGTCGGGGAAGCATTCGTCGTAACGTCCGCACCATCGGGAGCTCAGGTTCGAGCCATCCTGTGGCGTGAGATTGGACGTGTTCATGCCCGAGGGAAGCTCCGGGGGCGCGTGAACCAAACCGAATGGTTCATGGTCACTCCTCAGGGAAATGAAGAACTTGTAGCATTTGGTCGTAAACCCGATGAGTATGATCCCACGGCGTTTCAGGGGATTCACGCGAAGCGGGTTCTCTATATCTTCGACGAGGCCAACGGGATCCGCGGCCTCCTCCATGAAGCTGCTGACTCACTCATTGCCAACGACTTCGGCAAGGCGCTGATGATCAGCAACCCCGATGACCCAACCGGAGAGTATTACGAGGCAAGTTTTCCCGGGACGGGGTGGACGGTTCACAGCATCAGTGCGTTCGACACACCGAACTTCACAGGGGAGGAATGCCCTCCTTACGTGGCCCACAATCTCATCGGCAAAGTGTATGTCGAAGAGAAACGGAAGAAATGGGCTCCGTCGTGGAGGTGGGTCGACCGATCGGGTAATGAATGCGACGTCGAGCAGGGTCGTCGGGTGGTGCCTCCCGAGGGAGCCACGGGCATCGACGTCAATCCGCTCTGGAAGAGCAAAATCCTCGGCGAGTTTCCTGAGCTACCCGACGGCGGTGGGTTGATTCCCATGCCGTGGATCAAGCGTGCTCAGCGAGCATGCTTCGATGATGACGAGGGGCCGTCGGAGCTCGGGGTGGACGTCGGTGGTGGTGGCGATAGCAGCACGCACGCGCATCGCAAGGGACGCCGAGTTCGCATCGTTGGGTCGGATCGCAATCCTGATACGATGGCCACATGTGGTCGTGCGATCGGGTTCCATAGACAGCATCAAACCGAAGCCGTGAAAGTGGACGTCATCGGTATTGGGGCTGGCGTGGTGCATCGTGCACAGGAACAGAAGTTGCCGTTCTTTGGCATCAATGTTGGTGCCGGTGCCGAGGATACTGAGAAGTTCGTCAATCGACGCGCCGAATTGTGGTGGATGGTGCGCGAGTTATTCGAGTCAGGAAACATCGACATCGACGAAAACGACGACGAACTAGCGGCCGAGCTTGCCAGTATTCGCTTCAAGCGAACCAGTACAGGCAAGATCCAAATCGAATCCAAAGAAGAAGCGAAGAAACGTGGCGTGCCGTCCCCTAATAGGGCGGATTCACTCATGTTGTCCTTCGCACAGAAGCCCAAACCCAAATTCCGTCGCGCGACCTGGGGCAGTAGGTTCCGTAACAGGAGGGTCGCTGCATGAACTTCCGGTCCCTGATGTCGGTGCTTGCCAAACGTATCGACCTGAGTGAAAAACTCGGGTTGACATTCGGCGGACGACGCGATTTCTATCAGGCCCTCGGTTACAAGAAACATCTGACGGCCGCGGACTATCGTGTTCGTGCAGAACGCGATGGCATGGCGTCCGCTATCGTTCGAGCACTGCCCAAGGCGACTTGGAGGGGCGGTGGAGACATCATCGAGGATCCAAATCCGCTCGTAGTGACCAAGTTCGAAGAAGCGTGGATGGAGCTCAACAAGAAACTCAATGTTTGGGCGACCTTCAGCCGAGCTGATATCCTCGCTGGTGTGGGAGATTACAGCGTAATCATCATTGGTGGGCCTGGAGCACCTGAATCACCTCTGAAGAACGCCACGATGGACGATATTCGTTTCCTCACAATCCGAGGAGAGAGCGAAGCGTCCATCGGTGATATCGACTACGACACGACTTCCGAACGATACGGGCTTCCCCTCTACTACAACGTGGCGCGGTTGGATAGGAACCGGACGGTAAAGGTTCATTATTCTCGCGTGATTCACGTAGCCGATGACATCTTGGATGATGATCTCCGAGGAACCCCACGACTCAAGGGCGTGTGGAACAACCTCGATGATCTCGTCAAGGTGGTAGGTGGTGGAGCCGAAGCGTTCTGGAAGCGAGCCGATCAGGGAATCCAGGTCGATATCGACAAAGAAATCGAGCTTGGCACCGAGGATGAAGAAGCTTTCGAGAAAGAGGTCGAAGAATACGAACACGGCCTTCGTCGGGTGCTTCGGACGCAGGGAACGACGGTAAACTCTCTCGGTTCGGATGTTGCGAACTTCAGCGGACCCGCTGATGCGGTAATTTCGCTCATTAGTTCGACCACGGGTATCCCAAAACGGATCCTGTTGGGCAGCGAACGGGGCGAATTGGGGTCATCTCAGGACAAAAACAACTGGGATGAGCGAGTCGAAACACGCCGCACGGAGTGGGCCGAACCCTATGTAGTTCGCGTTTTCGTTGACAGAATGATCGAAATTGGCGTGCTGCCGCAGCCCAAGGACTATAGGTGCGTGTGGCCGCAGATTTTGAACCTGCCAGCGGCGAAAAAGGCCGAAATCGCAGAGAAATGGAGTCGGTTGAACTCCGTTATGGGTCGCATTGTGGTCACCTCCGACGAGATTCGGACGGTGGTTCTCGGGCTGGATGTCCTGTCCGAGGAGCAGTATAAGAGGGAAAAAGAGCTCGTTGAGAAGATGCGCGAGTTCGTAATTGACCCAAATGCGGACCAAAACGGAGACAATGCGGACTCCAATGGGGATCCAACGGACCCCAAAAACCAGAAAAATCAGAATAAAAACCCCAAAGTGAACTCAAAAGACGATCCTGGGTTCAAACGTGAGAAGGATGGGGTATGATTCAGACTTTTCGCCTGTTGAAAGCCAGTTCTTCGGGGTTGAACATCCGGCACGCTACGTTCAACTCCAAGGATCACATTGTTGTTCCGGTTGTCGCACTCGTGCAGGGTGTTGTTCATGCCAGCAACAGTGAAAATCCAGAATTAGTGACTATTGAGTCACTGCAGCATGCGCCTCAGGGATGGAATGGTCGTCCTGTCCTTCCCCGACACCCCTCCTTGGATGTAGCGAATGGGTCCGCCAACGAACCTACCGTCCTTGAGGCGCAGTCGTTTGGTTTGGTGTTCAATACACACATTGAGGGCACCAAACTGCTGATGGAAGCATGGCTTGATCCTGAAAAAGCCGAGGCTGTTGGGCCTGATGCTGTTTCGGTGATCAATCGTGCTCTGTCAGGAGTTCCTATCGAGGTATCCGTTGGTGCCATGATTGGCGTCGAAGAGGTCCACGGGTTCTACGAAGGTAAGGAATACTTCGGCGAATGGCGCGAGGTGGTTCCTGATCATCTCGCTATGCTTCCAGTAGGATATATTGGGGCATGTAGTAACAAGATGGGCTGTGGAGCCCCGCGACTCGCAGAAGGGAAACAAGAAGTGGCTAAGAAAACTATCCGTGAGTTTTTCATGGAAAAGCTCGGTTTTCGTAAGAACGAAGGCGCGAGCGACTCGGACATCTACTATTCCCTGGATAAAGCACTCTTTTCCACGGAACCTGCCTTCGTAGGTGTCCAGGACGTTTTCCAGAGCGATTCCAAAGTCGTTTATGCTGTCGCTCCGGATGGTAACTTCAAGCTCTTGCGTAGAGACTTCAGCGTTGATGATAAAGGCGTGGTCACGCTGGGGGAGTCGACGGAAGAAGTCCAGCAGGTGATGGAATACAAAACCGTCGCTGCCGAAGGCTCTTCCTGTGGATGCACGCCACCAACCACCGAGGAACCATCAATGGACAAGAAGCAGCTCGTTTCTGCTCTGATTGCGTGCCCGAAGAACAAGTTCTCGGACGCGGATCGGGCCGGTCTGGAGGCTCTTAGCATGGAGGCTCTGGAAGCTCTTTCGCAGCCTACCGAAAAGGCGGCGGAAACTCCCGTGGCTCCCGCTTCTACTGAAGCGAAGCAGCTCACCGAGGAAGAGGCTCTGGCTCTCGCTCCCGAAGCTACTCGTCAGCTTGTTGCTCGCGCGCGTAAGGCCGAGCAGGATGAGATTGACAGCATCGTGACTGCTCTGACTGCGAGCCAGAAGGAGTTCACGCCCGACGAGCTCAAGACCCGTTCACTGTCTGAGCTGAAGAAGCTCCAGAACCTTGCGAAGATCTCTAGCAAGGCCGACTTCACCACCCGCGGTCTGTCGCGTGATGGTTCGGAAGACAAGGACAGCATTCCGGAAGCTCCGGCTCTGTCCACTCAGTTCACCAAGTAACCGTCGAATAGTCGACGAAGGAGTAGTTACATGGCAAGCAACAAGCGGACGATCATGCTTCTTGGCGAACCCTATTACAACGAAGAGGGTGCCGCCAGTGAAGAAATCAAGCCGGGACATCTGGTCGATGGTGTTACGGCTATTGCGAAGCACGCGACGGCTGGTGGGGCGTGCCCTCGTGCTTTCGCGGTTGAGCGTGAAGAGCTCGGCCGCGGCATCGACGACACCTACAAGAATCGCGCTGGTTCGGCTGCTTACGCGATTGGCGATCAGGTGAAGGTTGCGGTGTGTGTTCCTGGTCAGCATGTTCTCGCCATCATCGCTTCGGGTCAGAACATCTCGGCCAACGCTCGCCTCGAATCGGCTGGCAACGGCACGCTGCGGATTCTCAACTCCGGCGTGATCATTGCTCGTGCCCTCGAAGCAGTTAACAACTCGGCAGGTCCTTCTGACGCATACATCCGCGTCGAAGTGATGCCCTAACCGTCTCAACGACGACGAGTAACAGGAGCTCAAAATGAATGACGTTCAGGTGGCAACTGGCAAAAACTTCTTCGGCGGAAGCTCGGGGAAGTGGGCCGGTGAACAGCTTCTCCGTGCGCTTCAGTCGGGTCAGAAGATCTCTCCGGCTGTTCTTCGCACTCTGGATACGCTTCGCAAGGAAGAATGGATCGAGTTCGACAACGTGCTCGTCCAGGCTGCGGCGAAGCGCCTTCGTGGTGTTCGTGACCTGATTGCGGCGGGTCTGACCAGGACGATTTCCAACGGTCTGGCTAAGACCGTTCTGGAATACGACAAGATCACCGACATGGGTGATGCGTCGATCTCTCTCGACGGCCTCGGCTCGACGGAGAACGATCGACTCGAATACGATCTGGCGCAGCTCCCGCTGCCCATCGTGTTCAAGGACTTCTTCCTGAACCTGCGGCATCTGGCTGCTTCCCGTGAGAAGGGTCAGGCTCTGGATACGCTCCAGGTCGAAGTTGCTGGTCGTAAGATCGCTGAACTGCTGGAACAGATTCTGTTCTCCGGCTCGAAGACCTTTGGTGGTCTTCCGATCTACGGCTACCTCACCCACCCTCACCGTAATCTCGACTCGTTCGGGACGAACGGTGCGTGGTCGGCTGCTGCGAAGACCGGCGCGAACTGCCTCGACGACGTTCTGTCGATGATGGCGATGGCCGAAGCGGATCGTATGTATGGTCCCTATTGGCTGTATGTCCCGACCAACTTCTCGACGAAGCTGTCGGAAGACTACAAGTCCACTGGTGACATGACGATTCGTGAGCGTCTGATGCAGATCGATGGTCTCGAACGCATCACGGTTGCGGATCAGATGACCTCTGACCAGATGCTCCTCATCCAGCCCACTCCCGACGTCGTTCAGTGGGTGACTGGTGAAGCTCTCCAGAACATCCAGTGGGATGTGATGGGCGGGTTCCGTATCAACTTCAAGTCCTTCACGATTCAGGTTCCGCTGATTCGGTCGGACGTGGATGGTCGTTCGGGACTCGTTCACATGTCGTAAGTTTTCCGGGTTGGTTCCCTCGTGGATGAGAGCGTAACAACGGCCAACCCTAGGATACTGCAATGGCTGAGAAAACTCCTTCGGTCAGTGATGAACAGCTTGCAGCGGCTCAGGCAGCCCTCGCAGCCGACAAAGTGAAAGTCGAAGCTGCGAAGAAAGAAGCCGAGAAGCCCTCCAAGACTACTATCACCTGTGTCATGAACAGTGCGAAGTTCGGGTATCGGGATGCGAGTGGAAAATACATTCGTGTGGCACCCGGAACTCAGCTTGAGCTGACTCCCAATCAGGTGAAAGCCTGGAAGGATCAGATCACGGTCGTGTAGAGGTTCATCATGGCCCTTATCCTCGTCGCAACTGCCGGTGCTTCGGACGCTAATAGCTATGCGACTCGTGCGGAAGCTGATGCTTACCACGAAGCTCGTCTTCACGCCGATGCATGGACAGTTAGTGACGGGGATAAGGAGCGTGCTCTGGTCATGGCGACGCGATTGCTTGACTCTCTCGTGACTTGGACGGGAGCAGCTTCTGGAGAGACTCAAGCATTGGCGTGGCCGCGTTCAGGGATGTTGACCCGAAACGGTTATGGAATTTCTAGCACTATTATTCCACAGGCGCTTAAAGATGCGACTGCGGAGTTTGCTAGGCAGCTTCTTACGGAAGATCGGTCCCTTGACAACGATGTTGAAGCCAATGGGCTGACTCAGTTGAAAGCAGGGCCGGTTGAGCTGAAATTCAAGGAAGCTGTGGTTAGAAAGGCACTTCCTGATGCAGTGATTGATCTTCTTCCTGAGTCGTGGATTGCTAAGAGTTCAACCGTGATCCCATTCAAGGCATTCTAATGAACATCGCTAAGCTCATCCAAACGGGCCTAAAGGTAGCGAACAAACTCACACAGTCTGCTCAGTGTGATGTTGTTCACTATCCTTGGGTTTCCTCGGATGTAGAAGGCGCGATGACCTATGGGACCGCTGTCACACGGAAAGCGATCGTCGAGTATAAGACCAAGCAGTTTCCAAGTGGTAGTGGGCAACTTCAGCTCGTGAGAGCGATCATCTATTTTTTGGAACCGTTCGAGGAAAATGGGGCGGCGGGTAGAATTGAGCCTTTGGATACAAGGGATAAACTCGTTCTTCCCGATGGCACAACTGGTCCGATCTTGAGTGTTGATGGATTGGGTGACCCGACAACGGATCATCCTTACTACTACGCCGTTAACCTTGGGTGGTTCATCCGATGAAGACCGTGGCTTGCATTACTACTCGTAATGAAGAATCTTCAATCGGCAGTTTGGTCAAAGACCTGTTGAACTCTGGGCTTGTCCAGAAGGTCGTAGTAACGGATGCACGTAGCTCCGATGACACTCTTTACAAGGCTAAGGAAGCAGGAGCTGAAGCTTACGATGTTGGAATTGCCAGTATCGCTCTCGGACAGGTTATTGCTTGGGGTTTCGCTCTTGATTCGGGAGCTGATAGAGTGGTTACTCTTGACGCTGGCGGGTCTCATTCTGTCAGGGATCTTAAAACGATTCTTGATGCTATGGATGATACTACCGACCTCGTAGTGGGTAGCCGATTCCTTCCTGAATCAGTCTACGAGGGAAGACCCTGGAGAAAGACCCTCAGCAGATGGGCTGCTCATCTCTGTAACTGTGCTTTGATTGGGCACATTGGAACCGATTGGACAAGCGGGTATCGATGCTATACTCGACAAGCTTTGCAGGATATCGCATGTGTCGATTACAGAGCAAAGATGCATGCTCGTCAGATCGAAATTCTGAAGATTGCGGCAGACCGTGGCTTGAGGATCAAAGAAGTTCCTATCAGTTATAAAGCAGGTAGGTCTTCGATGAGCTTCTATAACGCATTTGAAGCCTATGTCATTTGGACAAGGTTGTTCGAATGAGAATCGCTGTTGGAAGCATCTTTAGAAACTCTACGTCCTACCTCGATCGGTATTTCACGCAGATTGAGGAGATGAGGAGTGTTTTCGATCCTAAAGGCATTGGGCTTTCCCTCTACCTCGTAGAAGGGGATAGCTCGGACAACACCTGGAATTCTCTTGCTAAGTATTTCATCGACGGAGACTTCGATGGCAAACTCATCAAGAGACAGCATGGTGGTCCTGCTTGGGGGAGTGTAGATGTCCCTGAGCGATGGAAAGCTCTGTCTTGGTGCTCTAACGGTACAATTACTCAGGTGACAGACGAAGATGCTTTCATCTACGTAGAGTCGGATCTCGTTTGGTCTGCTGCTACGATGATTGAGCTTCTCGAAGATGTTCTGGAACGTGGCTTGGATGCTGTAGCTCCAATGAGCATGACACCAAGCAATCGTTTCTATGACATCTGGGGTCACGTTAAAGACGGTGTTCAGTTTGATCCATACCGGCCTTATCACCCTGCTCTGAACGGTGAAAGGTTTGTTACTCTTGATTCGGCCGGTTCTTGCATTGTCATGAGCAATCGGGTGGCCCGTGTTGCTCGTTTCGGTCCATTGGACTGTGTAAGGGGGCTTGGAAAAAGCATCAGAGAACATGGTTTCTCGCTGTGGCTTGATTCCCACCAGCGTGTATACCATCCATAAGGAGCCTGTATGAGGAAAATGCTTTGGATCGGAGACGCAGTAGTATCAAGTGGGTTCGCTCGTGCAACCCATTACATCCTTGATACTCTTCACAAGCACTACGAAGTGGATGTTCTTGGGTTGAACTACCAAGGGGATCCACATGATTATCCTTACAAGATCTATCCTTGCTGGCCCGGTGGAGATCTGTTTGGGGTGAACCGTGTTACGGATTTCACCAAATCCAAGGAATACGACGTAATCGTCATTCAGAACGATCCCTGGAACTTTCCTGAGTATCTCAACAAGGTTGTTCGTGGAACCGATACTAAGGTTGTGGGGATCGTGGCTGTTGATGGTAAGAACTGCCGGGGCACGGCTCTTAACGAGCTCGATCTGGCCATCTTCTGGACAGAATTCGGTCGTAATGAAGCACGAGAGGGTGGATACACCAAACCAGCAGCCGTGATTCCTCTCGGAGTGGATCGTAGTATCTACTACCCCGAGGATAGAATCGCAGCACGTCAGATGTTGGGGCTTCCAGAGAAACTTCACGACAAGTTCATTGTAGGGAACATCAATCGCAATCAGCCGAGAAAGCGCCTTGATCTGATGGTGATGTATTTTGCCGAATGGGTAAAGTCTACGTCACCTGTGAGGGACGCCTATCTCTATCTCCATGCTTCACCAACCGGGGAAGAGTCCTGTGATATTCCTCAGCTGATGAAGTATTATGGGCTTCAGAAGAGGCTCATCCAGTGTATTCCTCCTCTTGGAAGTGGTGCTCCCGAGGAGCATCTCCGCCACACGTATAACGCTTTCGATGTGATGATGACTACCACTCAGGGGGAAGGGTTTGGTCTTACGACACTGGAAGGAATGGCTTGTGGTGTTCCTCAGATTCTTCCTAAGTGGGCTGCTCTTGGAGATCTGTTTTCTGAGCATGCTTTTTCTGTGGATTGTGACCATTTTGCTTGCACCCCTAACGGAATCAATGCAATCGGTGGTCTTCCAAATAAAGAGCAAGCTATTCGCTTTTTGAACTTTGCGTATGAGCGTCCCGACTGTCTGAAAAACTACGCAAACAAAGCCTTGGAATGCGCGTCCTCTCCAGCCTACAACTGGAGAAACATCGGTCGTAGGTATTTGGATGTTCTTGGAGATCTGTAATGCTGGTTATGCGGACTGTTGCAGACGCTTCTATTTCGGCTAGACTTCGTTCTGTTGCGAAGACTCGCCCAAAGGAAGTTGTCAAGGCAATTGTCGCAGAAGCTAGAATCGAACTTCGAGAAGCGAAGAAGCGCACTCCTTGGGATACGAAGGCTCTGAAAAAGTCTGGCCGTGTTGTGGTGGTTGATAGAAATCCTAAACGGATTGCTGTGGCGATTACGTTTGGGAACGAGGAAGTGGACTATGCGGTGTATGTCCATGAGAATCTCGAAGTTCATCATCCTCACGGGCAAGCTAAGTTCTTGGAGTCTGTTTTGAATGAGTCAAAGCCTTACATGCTCCGGCGAATTCTCCGCCGTGTGAACGCAGGAGGATGACATGCTTGACTCCGAAGCAGTTGCAGCTTACCTTGAGTCAAAATCGGTGGGTGTGCAAGCTCAGTCTATCTTCATTGGGTTGAAAGTTACTCTTCCTTCTGGAGATGGGCCTTACTTGTCAATCCTGGACACAGGGGGATCAGCTCCTCAGTTCACCCACAACGGCGTGCGACCTGGAATTCGAAATCCTACATTTCAGGTTGTATGCCGTGCAAAGACTTATCTGGCGGCAATGACGATGGCAAGAAATGCGTACAATGCTCTCTCTGAAGTTCGCAATACACTTTTGAGCGGAGTGTATTTTCTGAGGATTGTTCCCATCCAGGAACCGTTTGACCTCGGAGCGGACGAAACTGGACGTCCTAAAGTGGCGTTCAACATTCACTGCAACATTCGCTCAGCATAGGAGCTCTGATGAGCAACGCTATCTCAGCACACGGCACACTCGTCCTGCGGAATGGAACCGCAGTTGGCGAAATTCGTGACATCACGCCTCCGGCGTTGACACGAAACTCCTTCGAGGTTACGCCTCAGAATGACAGTGACGATGGTTACGTCATTGGCATTCGGCGTAAGGGTGAGCTCTCGTTCACCATCAACATGCTTCTCTCTGGGGAAGCTACCCACGGAAAAGTGTCTGGTCTCCTGAAGGCTTACATCGATGGCACTCGTGATGCCTACACCCTTCAGTTCCCCGACGGAGCAACGTGGCTGTTCTCCGGTTATCTCACCAACTTCGCTCCCAAGGCTCCCGTGGATGGTGAACTGACTGCGGATGTCACGATTCGTCCCACGGGCGGAACGACGTTCACTCCGTAATGGTTGGTCGGTTGGTCAATGGGCGGGTGCTTCGGCACCCGCCTTCTCTGAAGGAGAAGGACAGTGGCTGAAAAGAAGTATCTTTCCATTGAAGAGATCGAAGCAGCTCCCGACGTCCAGTATGATGAAGTTGAGGCGTGGGGTGGCACTCTGCGTATTGGCACGATCTCTGCGAACGACATGCTTGACTTCGTGGAAGCGAATGAAGGCCCGGCGAAGAAAACCGCTGGTCTTCGTCTGATTGTCAAGAGTATCGTTGATGGAGAAGGCAATCGCATCGGTAGCGATAAGATGCTGACTGCCTTGGGCAAGAAGGACTCTGGGACCATCAACAAAGTGGTCACTAAGATCCTGGAACTCAACGGCTTGTCCAAGGAAGCCGCGAAGAAACTGGGAAACGACTAAAGCGAAGCCCGACTCGGCGCTTCGCTCATCAGCTGGCCATCGAGCTTGGATATGTCAGTGTTCGTCGGATGCTTCGTGAGATTTCTTACGAAGAACTGATTGAATGGTATGAATACTTCAAGCTCGAACCCTTTGGGCAAGTTCGTGCTGATATGAACTTTGCACACATCGTGCAGACTCTTATCAACTTGAATAGAGACCCAAAGAAAACAAAGGCAGTTACACTGGAAGATTGTATGCTCAAGTCAAGAGAAAACGCCAAAAAGCAGACTTGGCAAGAGCAGAAGATGATCGCTCAGATGTATGCTGCTATGTTTGCGGAGGCTAAATGAGCGCACTTGACCTCGCACTCGGGTCACTGACCACTTACCTCGAACTGGAGGATAACTTCACTGCATCTATGTCGAAAGCGATGACAAAGGTGTATGAAGCTTCCGACTCTTTTGAGAAGATTGGTCGAAATGTTACCCGACTTGGGGTTGACCTGCTGCCCATCTCTGCGGCTATCACATCCTTCGGGGCGGCTACGTGGACCGCCTCGAAGGACTTTGAGCAAGTATCAACCCGGTGGGTAAGCCTCGCTGGTGTTACCAAAGACGAACTGGAAGGTGTTCGTAAGAAGGTTCTTGAACTTGCACCAGCTACCGGCGTTGGACCTCAAGCTCTTGCCGAAGGTATGTATACGGTCTCCTCGACAATGGGAGACACCAAGATCGCGATGGAGGTTCTTGAAGTAGCAGCCAAAGGCACAATGATCGGACTTGGTGACACGAACTCTGTCGCCCGTGCCTTGACCGCTACGTTGAACTCTTACGGACCTGCTAACATCTCTGCTGCTCATGCCGCCGACGTGCTGTTGGAAACAATCCGGTTGGGTGGTGCGGAAGCAAAGGAACTTGCTCCCCGCCTTGCCGACGTTGTTCCTATGGCATCTATGCTCGGTGTTTCCTTCGAGGAAGTTGGTGCCAACATCGCAACATTTACCAAACTGGGAGCTCCGGCTGCTGATGCTGTTGTGACCCTGAGTGGTGTGTTGACCGCGATGCAGAAGCCTACTGCAAAGCAGCGGCAAGCACTCGCTTCCCTCGGATTGACTCTGAGTGACCTTCGAGATTCTATCAAGAATAACGGTCTCGCTGCGACCTTGACGTCTCTCACCAAGAAGTTTGGTGAGAACCATGAGGGTCTTGCAGCCGTGTTCGGGCGTATTCAGGCACTTCGAAACGTCATTGGCACGACAGGACAAGAAGAGACTTACTTGAAGGTTCTCGATGATCTCTCTAAGGCCGAAGGAAGATTTGCTGAATCAGCCGAGATTGCGGCAACTACTCAGGCTTTCACTTGGGATCAGTTGAAAGCTCGTATCCAGGTGGCTGCAATCGAGATTGGTAATCATTTGTCCACCACGTTTAGAGACGTGATGAAGGACATTGATCCACTGGTCACTAAAGTTGAGGGTCTCATCAAGAAGTTTGGAGAACTTGACCAATCCACGAAGTCTTGGATTGTAGGGATTGCTGTTAGCATCGCCGTTCTGTCTCCAGTACTGATCATCATCGGTCAGACCATCTCCGCCGTGGGAGCCATCGGGACAGCTTTCATGACCGTTGGAAAGCTCATTCTTGGTGGTTTTGCCTTGGTTTCCGGTGTGATTTCCGACGTGGTAGTGACCATTTTGGCAGGAGTTGCTTGTGGTGATAGCTTCCTTGCCATTCTGCTCGCCATCATGAGTCCTGTGGGTTGGCTTATTGCCGGATTTGCCGCATTGGGGGCGGCAGTTTGGTATTTCTGGGAACCCATCAAGAAGGTCACTTTGGCGATTGCCGCTAAGGTGTGGCCTGTGTTTCAGGGATGGATTGAAGGTCTTTCTACAGCTTTTTCAAAGGTCTGGCGCTACGCTGATTTCTTCTTTACCGTAGTGTCCTCGGTTGCTCAGATTCTTGGAAATGCTGTATGGAACTTCTTTGCTGGAGTCATTGGTAAGATTGGAGATATCTTCTCCTCGAACTGGCAAGCTATCTCCAAGTGGTGGGAATCTCTCAATGTTGTGGAGACAGTAACTAACAAGTTCAAGGAACTCTACAACGCAGTATCCTCGTGGATTGGTCGCTTCGTTGACTCGCTTGGGATCGTTGAAAAAGCTAAGGCTGTGTGGGGTGCCCTAAAGGATCTTCTTGATGGGGCCTACAACATTTTTCTTACCCTCATCGGTGTAGGTAAGAAAGTAGGAGAAGCTCTTCTTCTTATTCCTGGAGTGGCTACTGCTTGGGAAGTCCTGAATAAAACCATCGGATGGGTCAAGGACAAGCTTTCCTCTCTGTGGGATAAAGTCCTTGAAATGAACAGTTGGCAGGGTCCGAATCCTAAAGTAGCTCCTGCTTTGATTAGTGTTGGGGAGGCCGCGAAACCAGTAGATGCAGAACTTACCAAACTTCAGTTGAGTGTTGTTGGTACGAATGAAGCTTTGGGAGTGATTGGTGGTTCTGGTCTTCCTGGTGCCAAGGATGCTCTTGCGGAATATCAAGGAGAGGTTGGTGCGGCTACCGACGCTCAAAAGAAACTCAATAAGGAACTCGAATCCCTTCGCGAGGAGATTGTAGGAAAGAACCTTGCTGAAGAATATTCCAAGCTGAGTCTTGTGTATGGTGGACTTGACTCTACTATGCAGAAGTCCCCTGTCATCATTGGTAGAGTAGTAGATAAGCTGGAAGAGTTGGGTGTTGAGGTTGAAAAACTTCCGTCCAATCTAAAGGCTCTCTACCTCCAACAGCAGGAGAATATTTCAGCTCTGAAAGAAACTCAGTCAAGAATGAACGCTTTCTCTACACGCACCCTGCTTGATCAAGTGCGTGTGGGAGATCAGGCATTCTTGTTGTTCCAGAAAGATGCAAAGCTCACACCCATCGAGGGGGTGAAAGCTATTGGGATGTTGTCAGAAGAATGGGATCGTTACAACCAGAAGTGGGTGTCAACGGCTTATGCTACCGAGGGGTTGTGGAAGGGTCTTCCTGCAACGATTGGTGTTGAGATCAAAGATCTGTTTGGCAACACCGTTGGATTGGTTGGAGAGACTCTGGCACAGTACCGGTCCGATATTGAAGAAGCCGAAGAAAAGACTCTGAGCTTCTCCAAGGGAATCAAACAGCTTCATACTGCTATTGATAAGCTGTCCGATAGTGCTGGTCCTTTGGGTGGTTTAATGAAGATTACTGGTAGCATCATCGGTAACCTTGATGTTGCCACCGAGGCAGGAAAACAGTTCAAGGAAGGTCAACAACAGATTGGAATTAATACCGAGAAGACCATCACCGGTTTGGCTCGAATGGCTTCCGGTCTGATCACTGCTGTTGGTGCTCTTGATCAAGCGACCAATTACTCAAACAAGACAGCAAATGCGTTGAGTGGAGCGGCTACAGGGATGGCTGCTGGTGCTCAAATTGCTGGACCTTGGGGTGCCGCAGTTGGAGGGGTCATTGGTGGCTTGACTGGATTGTTCAAGGCAGGGTCTAACGCAAAGAAGGCTCTGGAAGCTGCAAGGACCGAAGCGAAGAAGACTGTTACGTCTCTTCAGGAGAGTGTTGGTTCCACGGAACTATTCAACACAGTCATGTCTCGCTTTGGAACTAATCTTGAGACGATCTACAACCAGATCTCTACATCTACAGCGTATGGATCTAAGGTCATTACTGCCTCACTGACTGATCAGATTGCTCGGTGGACAACTGCCACTGAAGCGATGGAGAAGTATGGTCTCACCTTACTTGACCTCGGAGAGGATTTCCAGAAGCTGAGTCTGTCTGAGACCACAACAGGATTGCTTGATGACTGGACTAGCCTCATGCAGTTTGGGGCTGATCCTTCAAAAGTCATCGTGAAGATGAGTAACTCTTTGGTTGATCTTGCGAAGAGTGCTATGCTGGCCGGAGAACAGGTTCCGGTCGCAATTGAGAATCTGTTCTTGCAGTTCTCTCAGTCCGACGACGCGATTACGTCTTCAAAGGATTCTCTTAACGACTTTTTGCAGTCAGCCCTTACTAGCGGCACACAGATCCCTGTGGCGATGCAGCCTGTTCTTGAGAAGTTTATCAGAATGGGCTTGGTTACTGAGGATGTAGCCCGACAGATGCTTGGGTTGAAGGAAGACACGATGCCGTCGTTGTCTGATATCACCGAGGCTGCTGGTCGTTATGGGCTGAAACTTGACGAACTTGGCCCGAAAGTCAAAGCTCTCCAGATTACGGAAGCAAGTAACCAGATCGTTGCCGACTGGAATACTCTTACTGCGGCGGGTGCGGATGTCAATGTAATCCTCGGGTTGATGAAAGACAAGACTGGAGAATACACACTCACTGCTGGCGGAATGGGTGAAAAAGTCGCAGATTTGGTTAAACAGGCATTGAAGTACGGGACTGAACTTCCTGCTGGAATGCAGCCAATCGTTCAGGCCATGCTTGATGCTGGTATGCTCACCGACGAGAATGGCAAGAAACTTTCAGATCTGAGCAAATTGACCTTCGCGAAGGATCTCACACAGATGTTTGATCAGCTCATTAGTAAGCTTGATGAGCTGATTAAAGCGTTTGTCGGAACGGGTGGTTTGGAAGATCAGGTTCAGGGCATGGACCTTGAAGTTCCTGCTCCGTGGTCTGACTGGCCTGATCCTCCTCAGATGCCCAACTACAAGGATCCCTATGGGTTTTCTCAGGGAGGAACTGTTCCGCAGAGATGGGCTGGTGGTGGAAGTTCTCTTCCCTCATTCAATCCAATTGGAACGGACACTGTTCCTGCGATGCTGACTCCTGGTGAGCGAGTGCTGTCCATCATGGAGAATAGGGATTTGGCTAATCAGCAGAACAGCACGAATCAGTCCATTAAGGATCTTCGCACTGATACTCAGGCGGTTAAGGCTTCAATCGATAATATGCCTAGACAGATGCAGAGGATCTTTAAGGACATGCTTTCTCTCAATGCTCGAAGGAGAGGATAATGGGACTCACTACTGTTGGAGCTACTCTATTTGCCAAAGCCCTAATGGGTGAAAGCATCACGACTTTTACTACTGCTAACACCTATGTGGGTGTTGGGGATAGTTCTACTGCTTTTGATGCTGCCCAAACGGATCTTCAGGCAGTTTCTAACAAAGTTCGGGTATTGGTAGATTCGATCACGAGAGTTGATAATGTCATTACGATTCAAGCTACCTTTGGCTCGTCCGTTGGAAATTTCGACTGGACTGAAGTAGGGGTATTTAACGCTGCAAGTGGTGGAGACATGCTCCGTCGAAAGGTAGTTAGCCTTGGAACGAAAGTTTCTGGAAATGTTCGAGTTCTTACTCTAACCCTCACGGTGTGACATATGGCTCGGTACTGGGTTGGTGGTACTGGCAACTGGAACGACACGGCCCATTGGTCCACGACTGACGGTGGGTCTTCTGGTGCGGCTGTGCCGACGTCGTCCGACGATGTGTACTTCACCAACCTATCTAGCGCGTCGAACGCGGCCTACACCGCAACGGTCAATGCTACTGCGAATTGCCTGAGCCTCGACATGGCCGGGCCGGGGGCGAGTAACAAGGTCACCTTCGCTGGAAGCTCAGCTCTCAATATCTACGGGTCCATGGCGCTCACCGATGGAACATCCGGGATCACGTGGACCTACACGGGCGTGCTCACGTTCCGGGCCACCTCTGGCACGGTCACCATCAATACGAACGGCGTGGCCATGCTGTCCTCGACGTTCGCGCTGAACGGTTCTGGCGGAACGTTTCAGCTGACGGCCCCGCTCGCCCTGTCGGCCAGCGGCGGCACGATCTCGTATTCGGCAGGGACGCTCGACCAGAACGGAAACAAGATCACGGTCACCGTCTCTGGGGGCACGACGGTTCTGTCTGGGTCGTGGGCCTTCAATGGGGACGTGGAGTTCAGTGGAACATCTGGATACAACGCCTCGCTTCAGATCGGAGCGTCATTCTCTCTGACTGGTGGAACGCTCACGATCGCCGGGTCGAACCGGTACCGTCTCCGCGTGTTCAGTTCTGGCACTGGCACGTCTCGGACGATCACGGCCGCCGCGGTCGCCCTGTCATACGCGAACTTCACGGACATCGCGGCCGCAGGTGCGGCTACATGGTCGGGCACGGAGATTGGAGACGCAGCCGGTAACTCGGGGTCGTGGTCGTGGAGTACGCCGAAAAACCGTTACTGGGTCGGTGATTCTGGAAGCTGGTACGATACGTCACATTGGACGGCCAACAGTGATGGAACTGGGAGTGGTGCGTCGGTTCCGCTCACGCACGACACTGCGGTATTCAATGCCTATTCGTTTACGGGGACCGGGAAGACCGTGTCCCTGTACGCTCGGCAGATCTGCGCGATTGACGGGTCTGGTTCGTCCTACGCTTTCACGCTGTCGAACGTGAACGGAGGAATCGGCCAGTCGTTCTATGGAAACGTCACGATGCCGAGCGGGAGCACGCTCGGAGGGACCGGCGTGTGCCAGTACGCCGATAAACGCGGTACGCTTGTGTGGACAGTCCCGAGTCCGGCATCCATAAACTGGGGTCTGCGCGGCCACGGCACCGGAACCACGTTCCGGCTTGGGTGCAGTACGTCGATTACATCGATCGGCGATAGCGCAAACCCGGCTAGTTTCGACCTGAACGGGTTCGACCTGTCATGTTCAGGCATAATTTACTTTTCGACCGGAGCGACGCTGTCCATTGGTAGTGGCACGCTGTCTAACTCGAACGCGTCTGGCACGCTGGTCAATATCGCGTCCGGGGCTACCGTCTCCGCACACACCGGCAAAATCGTACTGTCTGGCGGAGGGGCAAGCGCAAAAACGTTCGCTGGTGGGGGCAAGACTTACAACAACGTTGAGTTCACCGGGTCTGGCGATACCGGCGGATGGACCATCACAGGGTCGAACACGTTCACCCGGTTCTACGCGACGAACGGTCCTCGTACGTTCAAGTTCACAGCAGGCACGACGACGCACTTCGGAACGTTCGATGTCAATGGCACATCGGGTAATCTGATTACACTGGATAGTTCGTCCACTGCAACCTATACCTTCGTGAAAGATGGCGGCGGGACGGTGGCTGCGAATTACCTCAGTGTGCAACATTGTGTAGCCACACCGAGCGACACATGGCTCGCCTACTATAGCACTAATAATCAAAGTGTAACAACGCCTGGATCTGGTTGGTCGTTTGTTACTTCCGTGTCAGACTCCGAGACTCTGTTAGCTCTAACAGATCTTGACACTCTGTCATCCGGAATAGCTTTAGCCGACTCCGAAACCCTTCTTTCATCTAGCGGGGACAGCTTTCTCTCTATTTATTTGGATTCCTACGAGATATCCTTTAATAAGTGGATTGAAGCTGAGTTGAATGGAGTGGGGGGTGGGTGGACTGACATCACCTCCGACGTATACATGGGATCAATCAACCTTGAGTATGGAATTCGAGGTCTTGCTATTGATCAGCGTGTTGCGGAATCAGGGACTCTGTCCTTTACCTTGCGAAATGATGAGGGAAACAGTGGTGGTCTGGTTGGTTACTATTCTTTGAATCACCTAAACACTAGACCTGGTTGGAATTCGAACATCCGAATTCGTCTTTCGGCTGGTTTTGAAGGAAGTGTAGTTACTCGTTGGATGGGTTGGTTGGATGATGCAATTCCTGAACCAGGAATGGTCAACGCGAAGCGAGTGTTCTGTACCGTTCTCGATTATCAGAACATTCTTGCATATGCCCCTCCCGACGTGGCTGTTCAGTTGAACAAGACGGAAGATGAAATCGCTACAGCCTTGTTGGATGCATCTACCATTGCTCCTGTCAATAGATCCATTGGAGTAGGGCCAGATACATATCCTTACGCCATGGATACTTTGTCAGGTAATCTTCTAACAGGCTTCCAGGATCTTTGCTTGTCGTCGTTTGGTTATCAGTATACCAAGCGAGATGCAACTGATGGGCAGACAGTGACCTATGAACCGAGAACACATAGGGAGACTACCCCTGCTGCATCCATTTCGCTTCCTGACACTAAAACGAAAACGACAACACGCCCAACGAAGGATGTTACTTTCGATAGAATCATCATCTCTTACACTCCACGGTATGTTGTTCCTCGTGCGTCCATGGCTGGAGCAGTTGCAATTGAATCTTCGGTTCCTCCAACACCATTGGCTCCTGGAGCATCAGAGACAATCATCCTTGATTACACTGATCCCGCACAACGAGATACTCGTATCGCTGCCATGAATGTCGTGTCTCCTGTTGCAGGAACAGACTATACCTGCAACAGCGCGGCAGATGGCTCTGGCACGAATCTGTCTGCGAGTGTTTCAGTAGTCATGGAGGCTTGGGCTGACTGTGTTTACCTGACCTTTACCAATAACCACGGAACTCTGTCGGCTTACAGAACGAAGTGTGAGGTTCGCGGAGACGGAATCTACACACTCGCCGAGGTTAAAGTTCAGGCGGTGACTGGGACGGGTCGCCGATCGACCGAAATCAGGATGCCGTTCCAGGATGATCCCTCGGTTGCTCAGGGAACTGCCAATACTCTAGCAACTCAATACCTCTCTGAACATCTATTGGTGGAAACAGTAAGCTTCTTTGCGTCACAAACCACCGACTTGATTGGTCAAGTTCTCTTGCTCGACATTGGTGATACAGTGTATGTTCAAGAGACTGTAACTGGAATCGATCAGGTGTGCTTTGTCAATGGGATCAAGTGGGAGTTTGGAGAAGGACGAATCTTCTTCGTTACCTTGTGGCTGGCTCCTACTCCCTCGGAGAAGTGGATTCTGAATAAGTCCAAACTCGGTGTGAATACCCGCTTGGGTGCGTGAGGACCACATGAGAAGCACAGTGAAATCTATTCTTGGGGTAATGTTCGGAATTCTGCTTGGGTATGTAGCTATTCTTTCCGCCACCTCGTGGACTACTCCGAAGTCGTGGGGTGCGGAGGAAGTAGTTACCGCTACTATGCTCAACACCCATATCAGGGACAACATGCTCTATCTGAAAGAGCAAGTGGACACTCTGTCTGGAGCGAGTGCCCCTACCGGGCAGGTTGCCTTCTTTCAGTTGTCTTCTTGCCCTACAGGATGGACTGAGCTCACTGCGGCCCGTGGCAGATATCTTGTGGGGATGCCAGGAAGCGGCACACTGAGTGCCTCTGTTGGAACTGCTCTTACCGATCAAGAGAACCGGGCTGTTGGTCAACACAACCACACCGCTACATCTACTGTCACTGATCCAGGCCACACTCACACAGGAGGAGTTTCAGCAAGCGGAGATGCTACTTCTTCCACAGGCAGTTACGATCTTGTTGATGGAGTTCCTACAACAGGAAGTTCCACCACTGGCATCACTGTTGGCACCACTGTCAACAATTCTGGGAGTGTTGCAGGGACAAATGCTCCTTACATCCAACTGTTGGTGTGCAAAAAGAATTGAGGAACCTATGCCTGGATCAGTCGTATTTACCACAAAGAAAGAGGTTCTACCAGGTGTTACTCGCTATGACTTTGCTTGGACGAGCGATGCCTCTGGTGCTGTTAGTGGACACCCTCAGTCAATCTATGGTTTTCTACGACAGGTAAAGTTTATTCCTGATGCAGATGACTCTCCTTCCCTTGGATACGATGTATCCTTGGTTGACTCCGAGGGAGTAGCACTTACCACGGTAGACGATGCTAATCTTGGGGATGATCTCTCTAATACGGATCTTCGACTTGTTACGTTTGATCCTCCCCTGGTCCTTGACCCTGAGTTTTCCATTGATGTAGTTGTAGCAAACGCTGGAATTTCCACGGCTGGAATCGTTAGACTGTGGGTGACCTCATGAAAAAAGTGGTTCTTGTTCTCCTCTTGAGCTTTCTGTTCACTGCTCAGTGCTTTGCTCAGGTCAAGAACTCAAAAGCACCAGTAGGGTCAGCCACAAATCCATTTCGTGTTCCACAGACTTCTGCTAGTCTGACACGCCTTGACACGAACGGGGATTTTCTCGACAACGCAAACGGCTGGACACTCGGCACTGGCTGGGCATGGGGCAGCGGGCGCGTGACCAAGACGGCCGGGTCCACCGGCACGCTGTCGCAGGCGATCAACGTCACCTCCGGCGACGTCATCCTTGTGCGGACCTACTGCGAGCCTTCAGCAGGAGCGTTCTTCGTCAAGGCTGATGGTGTGACGCTGAACGGCTCGCTGTGGCCCGTTGGGGCCTCGTCGCAGTACGGCTCGCTGCAGTACTTCGCCAGTTTTATCTATGAAGCCGCAGCTACGGCTGCGGTCACATTCGCGGTCGTCCCTGAGGCGAACACCTTCGCTGGCGTGTGCGAAGCGGTGTCCGTCTACAAGGTGTCCCCGAATACGACTCCCGTGCTCGCAGGAGTGACGGCGCTTGGCACCGCCATTGAAGTTAGAGGCGATGCCGCGAGTACACACGGCATCGCCTCTAATGGCGCTGGCCAGAGTATCGGTGTCGGACTCCACGCACTGAAGTGGCGTTTGAGTGAAAGTTACGACGGCTGGTGGAGCAGCGCATTCGGACAGAGCGCGCTTGAAGACTGTGTGACCTGTTACGAAAGTACTGCCGTAGGCGCAGCGGCTCTCACCAAGAACCGCACCGGCATGGGAAACTCGGCCTTCGGCGCGTGGTCGATGTTCGAGAACAAGTGGGGCCACTACCACGCCGCCTTCGGAGACGACTCGATGGGCGACGTCACTGGGGGGTCGGAGTGCTCGGCGTTCGGCGCGTGGTCCGCCACGACCACCTCCTCTGGATATCCCACGTACCTGACCGGATGCGAGCACAGCGTTTTCATTGGGGCCAACAACGGCAGTAAGAACTCGACCTCGACCAACGAGATCGTGATTGGGGCGTACACGAGTGGCGCGGGCGACAACACCGCCGTGATCGGTAACGCCGACGTGACGGACGCGTACTTCGGCTCCGCCACGGGTGCATCGAAGGCCCACGCCTCGGCTTACTACATCGGAGCCAGTACGGCTGGATGCAGTGGATCTCCTGTGACAAGCACGGGCGGCGTGGCGACTACCTGTTCATCGGATGCTGCGGTGCGCCTCGACTACGTTCAGTCATCTGTTCAAGCCATCACTGATTATCGTCCGATGGCCTATGGGTATGCCAACAATACCTGTGGACAAAGTTTTCAATGGGAATGGAATGGGTTTGGATCTGGTCTTCCTACTTTTGGAATGATTGCATCCAGCACATCACAGAAGTGTGCGGCTGCTTTCCTGGATGCTTCAGTTAACCATATCCAAACAACCATTCTCATCCCTGACACGACTTCGGCAGCTAACCAGAGTGCTTGGGCTACTTCATTCAAGGCTACCATCTATTGGACAGCAAATGTTTCAAATGCTGGTCTATCTGCTGTTTGGCAAGCTAAAACCGCTTGTTCATCCACAGGAGACTTGATGACCACCGCATTTGGGTCCGCTGCCACTGTGACCTCTGCTGCTCATGCTTCCGCCAATGTGGTTCGGTCGGCTACTATTACCCTCGACGTAACAGGTTGTGCTCGCGGAGATATCATGGCTATTGATATCTATCGGGATGGCGCCCATGCAAGTGATAATCTTGCAGCAACGGCTCAGGTGTTGGGAGTATCTTTCTCTTATCCTCGGTAATGGTTAGGTTCCAGGAAGGATAACCTATGTCTCCCGAAGCTACGATCCCGTCGGAGACGAATTCAGGAGCGCCCAAACGTATGGACTCTCAGACTGAAATGATTCTTAGAATGATGAGTGATCTTCGTGAAGCAATCATTCAAGAATCAAATACCACGAGAATGGAGTTTCGGGAGACGACCAAGATCATCATGGCGAAACAAGACCTTACCAACGGTCGTGTGAACCAGTTGGAAAAGGATGTTGCTCGCATTGATGAGCGCACTAGTGAAATGAATTGTGTCGAACACACATCGGTCGTCCGTAATCTCTCGGCCAGAATCAACACGGTGGAGGATACCCTCGATGATGTAGCAGATTCTATCACTAAGAACAATGAACGACTCACCGTGGTAGAAGAAGCCACTGGAGTTACAACGAAACGAAACCGAGTTGCCAAATTCACAATTTCCGCAGGAGCTATCGCTGGAATCATCGCACTCTTCGAAGGTTTGTGGACTTGGCTAAAGGATGCACCGTCATGGCTGAGACACTAGATCCCCTACGAGGAGCTCATCCCTTGCTGGCAGAAAAGATTCCGCAGATCATCGAGTATGTGCGGAAGAAGGGCCACGTAATGAAGGTCATCGAGGGTCTTCGATCCACCGATCGACAGAAGACCCTCTATGCCCAAGGGAGAACTACTCCTGGAAAGATTGTCACATATTGTGACGGAGTAAAGAACAAGAGTAAACACCAGATTCAAAGTGATGGATATTTTCACGCGGTCGATCTGGTGTTTGTTGTTAAGGGGCGTGTTACATGGGACGGTCCTTGGCAGATCCTTGGGGAGGCCGTTCACATAATCGGAGGTCTAGTTTGGGGCGGGGACTGGACTCCGAAGAAGATGGACCGTCCACACATCGAGGTTTGACATGAAACGCTTTCTGGTAGGAATCGCGCTACTGGCTTCTGCGTGCGCCAGCACAAATCCTGGATCAATCCAGACGCCCACAACGCCTGTTGTCCAGGCGAAGACCTGTGCCATCATGGTGCCAGTGTTCTACGGAGATCCCGCGAATGACCGCAAAATCGCAGGTGCGCGGATTGATTACTCCGGCGCTACCTCGTGGTCATTCCTCACCGACGAAGCAGGAAACGGCACCATTACGTTGCCGGAAGGATCCTATACCATCACGGTATCCGCAGGTGGGTATCTTTCCACGACAGCGACCTTGCCAGTCTGCTCAACCAATAGCGTTCCGGTATCCTTGGATGCGGAAGTTGTTGCTCCACCTCCTACAGTTTACCGTGAGTTCAATGGTCGAGTCAAACTCAATGGCAGAACCTACTCCGACGAGCTTGGAATGCGCCCTCGCTTGGGTGCTACCTTGTTCTGGCTCCCTTGGGGTGTGAAGAACGATCCTGTCAGGACCGAAGCCAACGTCAAGTATCTGGCTGAACATGGTGTTGATTTTGTCCGAGCCTTTGCCGAAGTCTGTGGAGGATCTTGGACTGACAGAGAAATCCGTCCAGACTGGCCCAACTACAAGGAGATTCTCCAACAGTCAACTAAGCTGGTGAACTCCTACGGAATGCGGGTAGAATGGACTCTGTTTGCTGGAGGGTGCTATACCTCGAGAAATCAGTGGATGTCCGCTGCCAACTTGATGGTCGAAGCCCTGAAGCCCGTGGCTAACGGTGTTCAGCTCGTTGAAATCACGAACGAACAGCAACTCCCTGATCAGAGTGTCGTTCGAGACATCGCGGCCCTTGTTCGCTCCGAGGTAGGATTTGAGGTTGCACTTTCTGGAACTCCTGAGAAGGAACTTCCAATTTTGTATGCGGGATCCGCTGCTACTATCGGAACTTTGCACACGGATAGAGCAGATGGAGATTTCGGATTCCGCCCGATGCGACAGATCTGGGGCTATTGGGAATTGGAGGACATGCCCAAAGCTTGTCAGAACAATGAGCCTATCGGCATTGGTTCTTCAGTGCGTGTTGAAGAAGATCCTACCAAGATCGCTACGGAAGCTGTCACCACATGGATTGCTGGATGTGCGGCCTACGTGGCTCACTCTGGCGCTGGAATCTACGGAAGGGCATACACTCATCCGACAGCCGGATTCCGTCCTGCAAACCTGTGGGAACAGCCCAAGTATACGGAAGCTTTGGACTTGATCACTCGCATCAAGAACATGCTTCCCGACGATCTTCCTAACTGGACCAGAGCTAACAACCACTGGAACAGCCCGAATCCTGTGCCTCCATTCCGCTTTGACCAGAGCATCCTTGGTGACGGAATGAAGAAGGATTACGGTGTAGTCCGCTCATTCACAGCGCAGCGTGATGGGGAATTCTGGACGATCATCATTAACCCTCGGGGTAATTTGGGCACCACTAGCACACGAGGATTTTCGGCACAGTATTATCCACTGAACACACTCGATCCCAAAGATTGGACCGGTTCAATCAAGGGTGATGGTGTGTCCATTCTTGTTCATGGGAGGTGACCAATCGATAATGGTTTGCTGTGTAAACCCGTAATTCACTAGGAGATCACATGACTCGCGATTCTATGCTGTGGAAGATTCTGTTCTGGGGCGGTGCGCTTCTGGCAACGGTCCTTGAGTGCTTCGTCTATCTCTCTCCTGCGGATGCATCCTCTTTGGGATTGTCCCCAGAGATTGTTGCACGGATCCGGTTCCTGTATACCGTGATCCTCGCGGTTAGCGGTAAGCTCGGTCTGTCATGGCTTCCTTCGTCGGGGAAGACAAACAAGACTCAGGTTCCGACGGCTACCTTGCTGATCCTGGCTCTTGTGGTTTCTCCGCTTCTGGTTATTGGTTGTGGGAAAACCACGGTCAAGCTTCCGGAAGTGAAGACGATTACGAAAGCTGACTTGATCAACTACGGCACGAAGATCAAGATGGCTGGAGAACTGACTCTTCAGGCTCAGAAGATCGAAATTAGCCTTCACAACATGGGTCAGATTCCCGACGGCACCCATAAGCTGATCCAGCAGGGTCTCCTTGATTTGTCCCTTGTGGTTCAGTCTGGAACTGATATCATGTGGTCCATGTCTGAAGGACAGACGGCACAGGCATTCATGCAGCGTGTCGCAAATCAGCTGGACAAGATCGATCAGGATGCTCAGGCAATCCCTAACACGACTGCTCGTGCGACTATCACTGCCGCAATCAACGTCATTCGTATGGCGTCAACTCTGTGAGGATTAAGATGACCCTCGACACAATCATCAACAGTGTGGTTGGATCTCTCGTGCGGGTGAAGGATATCAAAATCATTCTCACGGAGATTGCTCCCGCGGTGAAGAACATCGTGGCAGTGATCATGGCTTCTCGGGCAAAGACAGAAGAAGATCCTGAGATTACTACCGAGGAACTCGTGGCAGCAAAAGTCGCGGCACAGGCTCCTTGGAAGGAAGTCGAAGAACTCGCTCGGCAGGAAATCGCAAAGTAACCCCTGAACGGACACCCTATAGCGTGGCCTGTACGGGCCGCGCTATAGGGCCGCATACACACTAGCTGCCCGTGGCTGTACGCCCTACCACGGGCAAGCGGGGCCGGTTGCCGGGGCGCGTAGCCACACGCCCAACCCACCAACCCGGTCCTTTCTCCAGTTATCAAACGATATCTTTCGAGTGTACAAAAGAAGAGCCGAGTCAGTTTCCCGACTCGGCCCTTCGTGCAGCTCTTGCGAACTACATGGTGGACGTATCGAACGACGTGTCGCCGTCTCCCGGATCCACAGAGTCGTGTTCCTCTTCCTCGAGGTCGGTATGTTCGATCACGCGATCCTTGAAGGAAGCGAACATTTCCTTGAGCACCAAGTATTCATTCTCACCAACCCAACCGTTCGGGATGAACGACCAGTTGTGGAACGGACCCTTCGAGTTCTTGTCCCCGATGGACATCACCCTGTAGACCTTCGCGTAGATCGCTTTCCCGGAAAGCTTGATCATTGCGTTGAGGTTCTTTGCTGACTTCAACGCCATTCCCTTCAGGGACATCTGGATGGGTTCCATCGTATCCAGATTGACGATAACGTAGTCGTAGTACTTGGTAGCAATCGGTGGCAGGGGCTTGCCGGTTGCCGGGTCGGTGCGGAACTGAGTGCGTGGATCGTTTGCAGGGACGTTCGGATCCTTCACGCCACCTCCCTCACTCCGAGGAATAAACTCCACGTAACGAGGAGGATCAGCACGAAGGATCGCCACACGCTGAATGGCCTTTCCGTAGATTTCCTTCGTCACGGTGTTGAAGAAGTTACCGGGCCGCAGTTCAGGGATGAACTTCGCATCTCCCTCGGTGACTTCTGGAGACATGGCCTGGGCGAGTTTCAGGGACGGAACCTGGAGGTCCTGGCGAGAAATGTCCTCGGTGCCCTCCAGTGAATCCCCAATGTAGCTCGGGGCCATGTTGTTCGCCATCGTCATCAGCTTGTTTTCTTCGGTCATGATTTCTCTGGTCCTTGTTGGTTGTGTGTTACGAACGCTTATCACACTCGGTGATAAGGACTTCGGACTGTCGCCGCAAGACTTCGAGTTTCTTACGGGCGTCCTTGAGAACCTGCATGGTCTCTTCGATGAACTCGGTCGTATCTTCGATCTGTTCATCGACGTGGAGAAGCCGATTCTTGAGGTCAGCGGTGCTGAGATCCTTGACCTCCACACGATACTTTTCGCGGTGCGTGTCAGCATTGGTCGGCTTCTTCGATTTGGCTGCCATCGCAATTGGGCTTTTCATCTGTCCTCCAATCAGTTGTCGTATCCGTCGGTGTCTTCCGCTTCCCTTTCAACTTCGTAAGAGAAGTCATCAATATCAGACTCCTCGACGTCCGAAGCACCACGGGGCTTGCGGTAGACAATCTTATCCCGCGTCTTGAGCTCCGTGCCCTCGGGGAAGGGGTCTCCCGAGAGAAGCCGTTCCTTTGCCATGGAATTGAGTGTCTGCCATGGAATACTCAGCAGACGTTCCAACCCTTCCTTCTTTGCCCACTCACGACAGGCATCAGGATCCGTGACGCGAACCTTTGGTTCGGGGTTTACCGCCACTGACGCTCCCGACACGAGGCGCATTGTGTCAATACCCTGCGCCTCATACTGTTTGATGAGCATCTCACCAATGGCTTCTAGAAGAAGATTGACATCCTTGAGCTTCGCGTCGATGACTGCTTTCTTCTTACGCAGTTCGACATACTTGTCAACGATGTCAGAGGTCTTCGACAGACCGGAGAAGGATGTGTTCTGGAGATGATTGATTACTGCGCGCCGCGATGGGTCAACGAAGCTATCTCGTGAGAGTGTTGCCAGCAGTTCCTTCGAGTATTTACGAGCCATCATGTCCTCCGTTGGACTGGTTTAGGTGAGGGCTAACCCTTACCTTTTACCCTTACAGTATACCTGTAACGGGCTGGAAAGTAAAGTGTTATCATTCTTCAGTCAGTTCCGTTACCCATGCACTTGTTGTCAGTTTCGCCAGATTGAACTTGTCCCTCAGAGCCTTGATGATTGTGTGGTCAATGGTCTTCTGCCCATTTGGACCAACTGCAACCATATCGAAGTATTCTACCACATTCCTCTGAGGAGGACGATGCACTCTATCTTCCGACTGCTGACGTGTCATCAGGGAGTAGTCGTTACTCATGTAGATGACAGTGTGGGATGCTGTCAAATTCAATCCCATGGAACCAGACTTCGGAGTGCCTACCACTACCGCTGGACCCGTAGGAGCCGACACAGGATCAAGCAATCGTAGTGCAAAGTTCCTGTCATCCCTGCTCTGCCCTCCTCGGATCTCACCAACTCCCAATTCGTGATACTTGGTCTTTAGGGCTTCTACGACACGCGCTACTTCGTGACGATATCGGCACCACACCAAAACCTTGAAGTTAGGGTCGACGAACAATCGGTCATGAAACCAACTCATGAACGCAGTGAGCTTTTCATCTCCAATCTCGCGAACCATGTCCGTCGAGTAGATCTTGTCTTCCCAATCATCTGACAATGGATCCTGCTCCATCCAATCAGGTGCATCAGTTCCATCGTCAAACTTCTTTCTCAGATCCTCAACACCTCCGAGGAATCCCGAGGTGATCTGGGACAACCGCATAGCTTTTACGATCGCTTGTTGGGCGATACTTGCCTCGGAAGTATTCAGCCAAGCAACCATGTCCTGCCGCATATTGTCATAGATTTTCCAAGTGGATTCCTTCAAAGTAATAGTGATTACCTGTGGAGGAAGTTTCTCAGGCAAGTCAAGGCAGTCTTCTTTCAAACGGCGAAGGACATAGGGTGCCATTCGTCGCTGAAGATCTTCAAGGTTGGTCCACGACACCACCTGCTTACCCATGTAACCCCCGAGGACTCCGTATCTCGCTCGGAAGTTGAACCAAGTCTTGCACTGTAGGATCCTAGGATCCATGACCTGCGCTTGGAAATACAAGTCTCCCGGACCCTGACTCGTCGGTGTGCCGTTGAGGATCACAACTCGACCACACCTGATTCTCAAGGCCATGACTGCTTTTGACTGAGCAGCTTTAGGACTCTTGATGGCACTAGATTCATCTACCACCAGCAAAGTCTTCTTACCAACATGGGCCTTGAGAAAGTTGAGATGATCTTCATTACGAATATAGTCGTAATTCGTAATGATCCATTTCAGCTTGTTCGGTGTATCTTTCCCCCAACGCCATTGGCGAAACTTCGAGTGGTATTCAGTTACTAGGGCTGGTACCATGGTCCACATATGATCACGTAGCTGACCATACTCGGGATCGTACCAAACACTCCTTACACTGGCAGGGCACACCACTACTACTCGGTCGATCTTTCCAGCGATATAGAGTAGCATGGCAGCATCAATCACCTGCTTTGTCTTACCTGCTCCCATCTCATCGAAGATAGCAAGACAGTTGGGGATGACCCTGCCCGAAGCCTCGTTTGTATCCGCAAACAACTCCATCACCCCTACAATCTGGTGATTATATGGAGTCCTACGGCTATTTTCCAGAAGGAGTTTTTCCGCTGCTGTCACCAGAATGCTCCTTTGCTGTCCTCATGATTGCATCAATCAGGTTGTTAGCTTTGTAACTTGATTCGGCAATCAAATCCATGGGAGGGGCAATATCCACGATTTTGTGATCATTGCCGGGGTAGGTGTTGGTGGCTTTGATTCCCGCGGATAAGGCCGCATCCATCACATCATAAGCCCACAACCTGATGCTGAAGTTTTTTGGAATGTTACCCTTTGCCATGCCTTCGAAGAAGACTACGTATTCTCTAGGAATTCTGTGCATTGGATACCTCCTCTGCTCTATCTCGATACATCTGCTCCTGAGCGTTACGAGCTTCCTCGTTTTGGAGACATTGTTCTGTCAGGGTATGAAGAGTCAATTCAATCAGTGCTTCCGTTGTGTGAAGACCAAGACTCTTTGCTTTGAGATATCTGTCAGTTTGTGACATGGACGAAATCGTCAAAGCATCTGACAGTGGAATTGTTGCCATTTTGAAGATTCTAGCCATCACCACTCCTGTTATTAACGGGGAAACGGTCTACGCCCGTTTCAGGTCACTCCCAGCTCGGGCATCGAATCCACACCCGACTGTACCGCAGTTAGTGTGAACTCTGTCCCGCACACAATATGAGCCTGTGGACCCGTTAAGCTCGAATATACCCAATGTGGCGAGGTCCCATGTCTTGAATAACCTCACTACCACACTTGGGGCAGTTTCTACCAATAGGAGCCATCCACTCGTGCCCACAATCACGGCACTCAAAGTAATGGTTATTCCTGAACGACACCGGTTCGATACCAACCCTTCGAAGATGCCAGTGGTTGCACACTGAACATTTCTCAGGACGGAGTTTAGTGGTGTCTACTCCGCGCTGCGCCATTCCCCACTTAGCCGTCATAGCAGCTTCGTAGGACTCGTGTGTTACAACGTCAGAGCAGACACTCACAGGACCTCCTAAGGAATCTTTACGTTATGGCGAAGCACAGCAATCTCGTCATTCCGTGGGCACCGACCAACATCCCACACCGAGGGGTCATACCAGCTTCCTTCCTTAACCGTGTATACCCGTTTCTGCTTGGACTTCTTTGCCAGCATGATCTGACCGGCTATCCACATCACCAGAACGATACTGAAGAACAAGAATCCGGTGAATGTGAGAACCTTAATGGCGAAACAGGCTTCAGACATCACAGCACTTTACCGTCCTCGATGTAGAGGACGACCTCCTGTTTGTTGTCGGTGACCCATTCCATCCAGATCTGGGCATTACGCTTTTCGGCTTCCTCGTAGATGATGGACAAGGTGTCCTTGTCGAACACGTTACCATTCGGGATCAGAAGGATGTTGAGTTCGGGATAGCTTTCCAACCCGAGGGCCACGCTGGTCCGGCACCGTTCAGCCATGGAAGCCTGGCTGAAAGGAATCCCGTTGTAAAGCACCATGTCCGTTTCGGGATCAATTCCCAATTCGGGAAGCGGGAACTTCGCGTTGCGAAGGAGATCCTTCTTCTGTTCGTCAATCTTGGCGATGTCCCCTGTCAGCCCATTGACTTTATCCGACACCTTGTCAAGCGAGTTTTTGATGCTTGCGTAGGCTCGGTTCGCCCGGATCTTTTCGTTGATCTCCGTGGCCTCGGTGATCTTACTGGTGATGTCGGCGGTGCTTGGGATCTCAGCAAGTGCCGCATCTCGCTTTGCCGCAGTATCAAACACCACCTGTTCGGCTTCCGCAATCTTGACACGGCGCTGCTCCAGGACTTCGTTCATGCCCTTGATGCGCTGTTCAAGCTTTGCGATAGAGGCGGTAAGCTCATCGATTTTGGCAAGGTCGGAAGTTACAGATGCCTGATCCTGCTTCTGATCACGAATCAGGTTGTCAACCTGTGTGGACAGCGTGCGGAGCGTGTTTCCGATACCCTCGGCAACCTTACGCTTTTCTTCAACGAGCTGAAGCTCACGGCGCAGTTCCTCGGTGGATACCTCTTCCGAGGGAACATCCGAGTAATACTTTTGCGACGTAAGCAAGGACTTCAAGCGAGAGAGCTCCCTGCGTTCATCAGTCCGCTGGTTATACAGCGCCTTGCGGGTCTCGTCGAGTTCGGTAGTGTTAATCCCCACAAGGGATCGAAGTGCCTGAGCCTGGGTCTTTTCATCCGCTTCGGCAAACACCATAGGATTCAGGGTGTAGCGGGAACGAATACGGTCAAGAAGAGACTGCGCCGATGGATACTTCAAGCCATCCTTGTTGGTGACTGACAGATTGGTTTGAGTTGGACCAAGCCTGTTTGAGTCACAGTCCCCGTCGTGTGGTTCCGATCCACAGTTACAAGGCAGCGGACGGCGATAGAAGTTTCGAGTGATGCGAAGGTCATCAAGAACAACAGTCACATGACCTTCAGTTTCCCCATGCTTGAGAGGTTCCTCGGGGATGAGTGCCTTGCCACCAAGGCTGTAAGCGATGGCGTCCATGACAGAGGACTTACCCTGCCCGTTCCTTCCACCAATCGTGATGACTGGCTTGTCCTTGTCAACCTCCAAAGACAGAGCGGACACCCTCTTGATGTTTTCAATCTCAAGACCTACGATACGTTGTTTTTTGTCCATGACACCCTCGTGTGATTACCGTGTTACTACTTACAGTATAGCACGTAACGGCCCGTTCCGGCGTGCTACTTTATTTCCGGGGATACACTCCATTAATCGCGTTCCTCGCGATTTCTTTCACTGTTGGGTTGAAGTTAGCCTTCAGTATGAAGGACCAGTAGCTCTTTGGAACCATACTGAGGAGTTTTCCGGAGTGATCTCCAAAATTCATGATAGCCTGATCATTCCGCCAAATGATCCTGCTGTCCGGATCCAATGCCCCCGGAGGGGGAGTTTCGAAGATGTCCTTGTGGATCTCATCCACAGTATTCAAAGGATAGGCTTCGGAGTGCTTTGTCAAGATTGTTTCCAAGCACTCCAGTGTCACCTTGCAATCCGCGAGGGCATCGTGTGCATCAGGAAAGTCTTTTCCAGTGAGATCACGATAACATTCGGAAAGATTGCGTGGACGAATCTTCTGGTAGATGCGGAACACATCTACGACTTTCGAGCTCGTAGGAACTTCCAACCCAACCCGCTTGACTTCTACTTCCAGGAGTTTCAAGTCGAATCGTGCTAGGTTGTAGCCACAGAAATCACAACCGTCGATTCCAGCAAGGAATTTAGGAGCAATCTCCCTAAAGGTTGGCTGTCCTTTCACAACTTCATTGGTGATGTGGTGTACGTCGGATGCTTCCTTCGGAATTGGAATCTGCGGGTCTACAAGAGTTTTCCAGGTAGTAACCTCCCCCGAAGGCTTCACTTTGACGACACCAATCTGCACGATGCGATCAAAGTTTACGTGGATTCCAGTCGTCTCAAAATCAACAATCACCAAGGGGCGTTTCAAGCTCAGAAGCTCATGCAGCCTCATTAGTAGTTTCTCACTTCCCAGAAGATGGTGTTGCGGTTTGGAATGATCCCTACGTCTTGCTTGTAGGTAGTGAATTCGATGACTGCATCAGGGTAAAGCTCGAATAGATCCATCATGTCATCGAAAGAAGACGGATCCATGTAGGTCCTACAGGCCAAGATCACTTTCAACCCACGCGCTGATTTGATGTATCCTTGCGCCTTAGACTCGCGCATCAGAAGTCCATGCGCCATTCCGATGTAACCTTCCCAACCGGAAGTTCCTCTCATTACCTCGCCTTGAAGCAGAGCAAGATGACCTGGAACGACCTCCTCGATGCTGTATTTTCTCCCTAGGAAATCCCACTCACTACAGGCTGCTTTCAGCTCTACCCGGTGGTAGATTTGAAAAGCACCTCCTCCTGCTTTGATTTCTCTCAATGAGAAGTATCCCCATTCCGACAGAAATGCTTCTTTGAAAGAAGAGTAGGTTCGGGGTTTGTTCCCAAGGAGAAGCTGATTCCACTTGGTGAAGAACTCACGCTTTGATTTAATCTCCATTTGCCTTGATCCTTCTACGCTCCAACCATTCACGGGCAGCAGTCACCATGTCGTTAGAGTAGTCTGCGTAAATGGAAAGATAGCCAATAGCATCTTCATACTGAAGTTTACCGTCAGCTCCTTTGTATCTTGAGATATTGTAAGCCCTCAAGATGTGATAAGCACAGTCAAGGAAAGGGTTTGTCCCGTCGGGGGTATAACGGGTAAAGCTCGGAAGGAACCCAAGATCAACAGTGGTTAGGAGATCTTGCAGCCTTGTGTTAAACTCCGTGGAGCATGTGGGAAACTTCGTTGGGAATACATCTTTGCGATAAGGTTGTGTGACCTTTTCATCAAGCAAGGGAACTGTTTTCTCGTAGACATCAAAATACGCATGATAGTTTACACTCACTTGCGTATACGTGCCTACCGGAATTCCCAACAAACAGGCCATGTAGCTCAACAGAACACTGAAATGAACAGCGTTCGCGCCATAGGTTCCCCAGATGATATCATTAGATCGACAGAACACTGTCAGATTCAATCGACCTTCTGTGTCAACCTGGAAGGTTGCCATCGTGTTGCATGGAAAGTCCTTGCCTTCCTTTCCAAGATCATCAGTTGCACTCCACATCTGAAGAACACATCGACGATCTGTTGGATCCTTGGACAGACGATCAACAATTACAGAGAGCTGATCGAATCCAAAGTGGGTTCTCCACCGATATCCATAGGCTCCATGCAAAGTCACGCCGTTGTCACTGTAGTTGGCGATGTTCTTGGCATAGGACTTAAGGAACTGAATGTCCTCACGACCTGCAAGCATCCACAGGGCTTCATAGATGTGCAAGAATGGGTTAGCGTCCCGTAATGGCCAGAACACCATCCTCTCATCAGGGAATTCGTACACAGTTGTCACCGGAACAGGACTTACAAGAACAGTTCCGTTGCGGGAACCCCTTGTAACTCCATGGTCTTTGAGGTAACTCAGACCACAGTAAAGCCCTTCATGGGGATTTCTTACCTTAATGACGTGCATTATTCACCTCGTAGATGTCCTCTTTCGACTGTGGGACGAAACGCCTTTTCAGCTTCTCGCCGCTAGCTCCACGACAATACTTGTCGTATTCACAAGCCCAGTGTTCCGCCTCACGCATTTCCCACTTGGGATAATCAAGCGGCCAGTAGGATTCATCTCTACTTGCGTCCACGATGTCACGCATCATCATGAGCATCTTGAAGGCACGAGCGTTTGCCGACAGGGCTCCTGGATCAGTGAACGCACGGGGATTTCCGTTGAAAATTCTCCCGAGGCCATGCTTGCACCCAGGACCAGTGTTCGCCCATGTCATGATATCCTGAGCATTACAAAGAACATCAGTGTGACGAAGGTCAGTAACTACCTCGTAGCCCATGAACGGCCCCAAAAAGGGGATAGTGGTGAGATCCATCGTGGCTTCTTCAAGTGATCGTCCCCACGATTTGGTGAGCTCGGGAAGCATCCTCAGGGCATCATCCACGTTCTGAATGATGCTTTCAGTCTTGGGTTTTCCGTTGAAGGACTTGATCATGTAAGCACCCGTGAAGACTGGCTGATCAGGTGGCAAAGCCTTCAAACGTCGAAGGACTTCCTGTGCATCCCAACGATCCTCGAGGATGATATCCTTAAGAATCTCTCCAGTGGAGATACGATTGAACCAGCGGAAGGTAACTGTCGCCCGAATTGCATGAAGCCCTTTTGTATGATCCCGGATATTCTCCCGAAACCACTTCGTGGTGACGTCGTCTTCGCGGAACACGTTGCAGAAACTCCATTCCTTGAAGACAGGATCACTCGTCCATGGAGGAGGATTCTTATCTTCAAAGCGGCGCAACTTGATCTTATACCGCTCTTGTGCTGTGCTGAAGTAGTGAGCAAGGTTCTGCATCAGAGTGCTCCGTCAATGATGTTGAGGATGTTGTGGATTTCAGCATCAATTGCTTTGCTGTAGGCCCAATCCGCCCACATGACACGGGCTGCTCGTACGGTGTTCTGGATGTATCCTTCGCGCATAGCTTCGCGGCGTTTCTGCCATGCAGCATCCCGGATTCCACCCATAAGGCCGGGCAGGTTCGTTGGGGTATATCCAATCACTGTGCGATTATCCTGATAGACAGGATACTTCTCGTAGAGTTGGCGAAGAATACCAAGGCTAAAGTCGTGGGGCTGTTTAAGCACATCCTTGATAGTGCTCTTAAACCTCATGGCCAGAACTTCTCTTTCCTGGAGTGAACCTTCTGCGGCCACTTCAATCAGTGCCTTGACCCAAACAGGAATGATCTGATTATGGAAGTAATCAGTAAGTTCCGGATAGACATAAGCCGGAGGAACCGGGTTATAATCCAAACCAAAACTCAATTTCAAGTATTGGAGGGTTTGCTGCCGGTCATACTCGTAGAAAGGAACCTTCTCTCGCTCAAACTTCCTTTTCTGAGGAGGGAATGACTGATGCTTAATAACCGTGTTCCTTGGGTTGAACACGGATGTTTTTCCCTTTTCATCTCTCCTGGTGGCAACATCATTCAAGCAAATGCTGATTGGTGTTGACAGGAACACTACTGATCGATCAGCTTTCTTACCAAGCTCAATGCACCGATTGACATCACTTTGCACCACGAGTCCCTCGTAGACAACATGGTGCCCCTCATCGATGTGCTGATTGATATATTTGTAAGCCTGATCGATTGAGTCAAGAGTGTCACAACCTCCACAGGTTGTTTCGTAGTGCCCAACAATGTAAAGAGGTCGCAGAGTTGGAGCGGAACACAGATAGCCGATTGGCTGATCCCTCCACTTTACGTTAACCTTTTCCACTGTAGGGTAGAGTTTGATCAACTGGTGGATCGCATAGCTTTTTCCCGATCCACTGGTTCCTCGGATGTTCACCGCTGCTGGACGTGATGCTGTCATTGATCCCCCTACATACAGTATAGCACAACCGGGTTAGTTTGTAAAGCCACGCCTGTCAGGGAACAAATCCGGGTAGTTTGTAACTTTTTCCCAGTATTGCAGGAAAGTAGCTTTAGACCGGTGCGGACTCCAGAACTCGGGAAGTCCTACTACTTCACGAATACGAAGTTTTTCCTCTCTGGACAACAGAGGATATCCTTCCGGAGGCATCCACTTGTCTTTATATCCCAGTTCGGCTTCGTAACGAACTGCCAACTTATCAGCTTCTTTCACTTCTCGCGCGAGAACTGGATCTATCTTGAATTTATCGTAGATCACTCCTTGAAGGATCCGTTCTGCGATACGATATTCTCGCATGATAGGATCCTCTTTCAACCATTTCGTTACATCCCCAAGGTATGCCTCCGACGCATCATGAAGAAGTGCTTGAAGAATGATCTTATGCCCACATGGTTCACACAAGCGAGCAACGAGAACTGAGTGTTGCGCCACGGAGATTGGCTCTTCCGTCTGTCCACAAAAACGATTCACCTGAGAAAGACCATGAGCAATATCGTTGATGTGGATATCTGCCAAGTCGGGATCTATCAAATCCAACTTACGCCCTGAGTGTGTAAGCATATAAGGAGTCATCGCTTCATCCTCCAGTTTGCGATTGTGTGTTTACCACCGTTGATCTTACGAGTCCCGTTGCACGTGACCATTCCTGGGAATTTCTCCAGAATCTTATCACGGGAAGCATCAATCTGTTCTTGAGTCACGTTGATTGATGTCTGCCCTGCCGTAACAGTTGAACTTTTCTTGTCGAATCCGATGAACCGAACACGACCAACAGCCCCATCCCTCTTACGGTGAGCACAGGTCATGTAGACATCTGTTCCCCTCACAAGAGTTGTGTCGATAAACTCCGAGGGATCCGGAGAACTCATGCAGAGGAATCCTCCTCCGTGGACAAGACCCCAGGTTCTGCCGAACCCTTCATTCAGCCAAAATCGGTTGCTTGTATTCGCAAAGCCAACCATCGACACCTTACACTCGTGGGCACAAGATTCAGCCTCGGTGATGACTTCAGCAAGGTTGGGATAGTATCCCTCTTTGTGAACAAAGGTCTTTGGAGCGAGGTCATCATCAATGCGGAAGTAGTAAGGGAAGTTGAAGTAGTCCGCCCAGATGTAGCACATGGCGCACTGTGCCGCCATCCCAACTTCCCCCAATACCACTCGAATGCTCTGCTGATCTTTGTAATAGGTTACATGCTCCTCAAGAACGGAGGGATCAGCAATAATCAAACAACTCAATCCATCGGGGATAGCATAGCTCTCCAGTGACAATACTGGAGGTTTCCTTTTGGTAGGGATGGTCAGAACCACCTGCCTACGAACCACATCATCTACACGGTTTTCAGAAAGTCTTGCCATGATGCTACTCCTTTGAATTCGCGGAAGCATTCCTTACGCAACCCCATCCATCCTTTGATTTCTCCAAGATATTGATGGGGAAACAGATCCTGCCGAGCATTGTAGATTTTTGTGGCTACCTCACTAAAGAGCCATTCATCCTTATAGCTCAGTTCATTCAAGTTGTCTGCCATGATGGTGAGATAGCCGAGCTCTTCATCGAGAGATGCACCAGGATAGTAACCTCCGACGGTGGCCTCGCGGAATTCACAAAGCATCACCTGAAGCTGAAAGTGAGAGATGTGAAGACCACGATCTCCAAGCAACCACAAGAGTTCTTCACCAAGGCGTTCTGTGAGGGCAAGAGTCTCCTTGCGATTGTCTTCCTTGTCACACAGCACATTGGCATGATCTGTGAAGATCATAGCAATCGTGCGCCGAGGAGACCACGCGCCCTTGGATCTCAGATCCTTAAGAACAATGTCAGGCCTCACTGACTGTCTCAGCATCTCAAGAAACTTGATTGCCATGTAGCGATTATAGTAAGCCACACTATCAATCGAAGTTTCCCAGACTTGCTGGTAGGTGTTACCTCGCTTCCAAATTTCTTTATAGGAGTACAGTGCGAAATCACTCAAGCATTCCGCACGCTTCTCAATCATTCGATGTGACCTCATCTCAGGGCGTACTGGCAGAGCTTTCCAGTAGTAATGAAGCCAATCACACAGCTCCTTGTGACCCTTGGAACTGAGTATTTGTTCAGGACGAAACCGATTCCATACTGCAACAGCAGATGGAATACAGTGATGTGCCCCATAGCAACCTGCCAACCAAACCTGTTCAACAGGAGTGCTATCCTTAGCAATTTGGGTGATCGTTGCCATTTGAGGATCTGGTCCACCAGTTGAAGTCTCTGCAAGGCAGAACTGATGGAACAAATCCAGATTAGCTTCATTTATCGTAGAAGTCGAGTTCAAGGGCACTTGATACCTCCAGGTAAAGGGATGTTGGATGAGAGATCATTCTAAAGTTGATTCCAGCAAAGAAAGCAACCCGTTCGTCGTGGTGAGTATCCCCAAACATCCACACTAGAGATTCTGGGATAGCTGCCTCTGCGATTACATACTCCACCTGATCCCTCTTGTTAAACCCATCCTTCTGTCCTTCAATGAAGTCGAAGGGGAGTGCCATCACCTGTGGCATGTGCCGCTGAATCAATTCACGGCGGGTGCTACTCACAAGGGCAGTTTTGTAGTGCTGCCTCTTAAGAATTTCCAGCAAGTATTGGGTATTGCGGCCTACTGGAAATGAATGAGCCCTTTGCTCATGCAAGGTTTCATAGCTATCGATAGCTCTCTCCAGGTTGGGGTGTCCTGGAAAGGCTTCTTTAAGCTGGAAAGAGAATGGTCTGCCAACCGAGGACAGATACGCCTTTTCCGCTTGTTTGTAGTCTACCTCGAAGTATGCTTGAATGAGGCTGATTGCGTTTTCTGTCAGAATGGGCATACTATCCACAATAACCCCATCCATGTCGAAAATTGCAAGTCCACCCCTCAATGGGATCACCACTTCATACCTCCAGTATCAATAGAGGCCAGCAGGTGAAGCAACGGAACGATACAATCCATCGCCTCAGCTTCCATCTCCTCCGTCCCCTTCTTCCGGATCGCTTCCTTCAACTCCAGTAGCTCCTCCTCCAGCACTCCGATCCCCTCGTGACGAGAATGATAGATCTGATCCCCCTTCTCCTGACACCGTTTCTCCCACTGATTCATTGCTCTCTCGATGATCTTCCGACGAAGGGTCCGAGAAACTTTCGCAAGCTTTGGCATTGTCATTCTCCTGATCAAACGGAAGTGGAACGAGGCGCGGATCGATGAAGGGGACTACGGTATATCCTCGGCGAGAGATGAGTTCATCCTCGAGGATTTGATGGATTAGATTGGACTTCGACAGCCCTTGCTTCTTCGCTTCATGAAACAAGGCTTCGGCGACACCGGGTGTCGTGTGAAATCCAACATGAATACTTCTATCAGAGCGGATAGGCATACATGCCTCCCTTAACTGTGTCGTAGATGATCTTCACTAGCAAGAAGGCTGCTCGTGAGTAATCCCACGGAAGGGTGATGCCGGGTTTTCCATCACGTTTAGCTGACGGCATGATAACCGTGATGGTGTTCTTTACAGCGTCGAAGATTGCATATACAGCCATTCCTGTCTGTTCAAGACGAAGAATATGTGCTACCTGAACGTCTCGTTCCACATACCCTTTGCCTTTATCCAGTTTCACTTCAATCCACAGGGTTCTCTGAAGATGAGAAATGGAGATGTCAGGAACTCCTGAACTGAGTTTATCCTCATGCCGCTGTGCTGTAATTCCCGCCATGGAGTGAAAGCGTTCCATGAGACGAGACTTGACAATGGTTTCATTTAGTGCCACGAGCCAACCTCCTCAGTTTCTTATACTGCTTTACAGCCTTCTTCCCTCGAACTACTTTACCCACGTTGATGAGTTGTCCCTCGCCGTTGGAAGCATACACCCTTCCATCCAAACAAGGGGAATGCTTTCCTACAGATGTTGCAGGGGAAATGATTTGAACTCGAATCCTCTTGAGATCCTTAGAGATTACCTCTCTCTCGAGGTCGAGTTTAGTAAGATTGCTGGCTTCCTGCATTGGATTGTTCATACTTTCCTCATGAAAGTGGCAATACGATAACGATGATTCGTGCTACGGACAATTCCGATGAACCCGTAAGTCTGCCACTGGTCTTTCGAGTGCATCGGCCATTTGGTGTCCAGCCAAACGAGAGTTCCTCCAATCCTCATTACCTTGTGGATCTGTGCCAATACTGTGGAATGATTCAGGTAAGGCATGTCATACTTCTTAGCATCGTCGGGGCTGTAAGGTGGGTCAGCCATCACCAGATCAAATCTATTATTGGCGTAGAATTGATCTAGTGCGTGAGCATCCCCCTCGAAATCCGAGATACCAAGAGGTGGTTCGATCTTGTTGCCAAATCGAACATAAGACGGACTATAAGGCATAGCACCAGAGAACAAGTGCAAAACGTCTTCCGCATCAGGATAGAGCGCCATGACTCGTTCCACGTAGTTAGGTGGATACGCTCCGTAGAACGGCTTCCCCGAAGAATCCCTTGCCTTAGTTCGATAGTCATTCCCGAGGATGAACAATCCAGTCATCCCAGCATGGGAGAAGTTGCCATCCACGCCGAAAAACCACTGGTCACTCAACCAACGTCCATCCACCCGAGGAGGAGGCCAGTCGGGGAATGCTTTCTTATAGAACTCAGTCCGCTCTTCCAGTGTGTAGCTTTTCATTAGTCTTTAGCCTCCGCCCAATTAGCGCCCGTTCCGGTTTCCCAAAGGATTGGAACCTTCAAGTTAGGAAAGGACTGTCGGTTAAGAACATCTGCTACCTTACGAGCCGATTCTTCGTCGGGAACATACCCGTCTGCCTCGTCGTGAACCGTCCAAGCAAGCTCCAATCCGGTTTCAGGAGAGGTCTCATCAAGTTCGATGAGCTTCGTCTTCATGATATCCGCCGCGGTTCCCTGAATCACGCGATTCAATGCCTTATGGACCCCTTGTTCTCCAGTGAAGCGTGCTCTCCTCCCGAGGAGTGTGTGAACATACCCGCGGTTCTTAGCAAGCTGAGAAGCCTTCCTGAGCATGATCTTGACTTCGGGGAACCGCGTGTCATAGATCTGTAGAACCTTCTCTGCTTCTTCTAAGGGTAGTGCAAGCATCGCAGCGAGCTTGTCTTTTCCAGCACCATAGAGCTTCGCAAAGTTGCAATCCTTTGCTCGGCTGTAAGGTAATTCAGGAAGATATGTCTTGAGGTCATCATGCACAATGACATGAAAACTCATTAGGGGATTCTCGGCGTAAGCAGCCAATACTCGCTTGTTACGAGCATAATCAGCAAACAGCCGATACTCAATCTGCATCGCGTCTGAGCAGAAGAACAGCCTTCTCTTTGGGGCAATGAACAGCTTTCGAATGATGAAATCATCCATGTCCAAAGCTGCCTTCTGCTTCTTAGGAGCAGCTACTTGTTGGATGTTTTCATCCGTGGCTGAGAATCTGCCACTTACGGTGCCTTTATCATCTGCTCGTAACTGGTTCAAAGAGTAGCGAAGGATTCCTCCCTCTTCCACGGCATTACGATAAGCCAATAGAAACTTAGAGCGAAGGCTCATCAGTTTCTTTGCCTTACGTGCTAGTTCAATGAAGGGATTGTCCTTATGCTTCTTTAGAACATCGTCGGTGAAGCTTGGTTCCCCTTTATCCGTGAAGTTGATGATTGGGAGGTTGTACTTCCTAAACACCCTCACCCAATCCTGCGTCTTAGTTGGGCTGAATTGAAAGCCCCATTCCTGAGATACAGTCCTAATCGATGAATTGACGATAACTTCTGTTTCGCGAATCCAACGATCGAGGAGCTCCAAGTCGAGCAACGCACCACGGGCTTCCATCGAACACACAGTATAGATCAGCTTGTCCTCGAGAGCAGCAACTCTCTCAAGGTCTTCAGCGATCATCTTCTTGCGAAACAAATCGTCGAGGTCTGCTACAAGGGTGACATCCCTTACAGCATAGTCACTTACCTCGGAAGCATGATAAAGAGCCATTCGGGTCTTGTCAAGCCCCTTGATCTTCCCCATCCCGAGGTAGTCTTGCCCAAGTATCTCAAGGGAAAACCGCTTACGAGAATCGTCCAGCAACGCTGCGTAGTGCGCCACGTCGTGAACAGTGTTGTTCTGCTTACGAAGATCGACTCCCCATTCTCTAAGCATGTGGATATCGAATCGTGTGTTGATGTTAACGATTCTCTTTCCACGAAGTTCCTGCTGCATCCATCTCTTGACTTGCTCCTCGGGGAGATTGCCACCTGCTCGATGTCCCCAAGGTATGTAACGACCTTGCATTCCACGCCAGTATAAGGACGCTCCAATCGGCCTATGCCCTTGACTCCACTTTAAGCCTGTCGTTTCCGTGTCAAGGTAGATCGTCTTTACACCTGACGGAATAGGCTCTAGGGGTTGTGGCCTCCAAGAGATATTTGCGCGATCCGGAGCTTCAGCTAAATCCAGTAGGTTCATGACACAATCCGAATATAACCGAGCTTTGCCATGTTGTGGAGATGCCAATCCGCCGAGGCTTCCGTCCAGATTTGTCCTTCCTTCTTCATCTCTGCGATGATTCTAGGAATTACTTCTTTGATAGAAGGCTTCTTTGGCATTACTTCCAACGTTGCGTATACTCGTCGATAGGACTTACCCAACCCATTAGAGTGGATGAGTTCAACACAAAGGGGTGGAGGTCCTTCTTGCTTCTTAGGCTGAATTGTCTGAACAGTTTCGACCTGATCCGCAGAAATCACCCGATCTCCAAGGATAATCGCTTCCGCATTGGTCAAAGAAACTTCTTGTCCTGGCAGAACTTTCGTTCCTTTCACCATCAAAGGATTCTTGCCTTTGCGGAGTCGATATTGCCTTTCAGTGAAATCAGTGAGATGCTCGATGTAGTCTAGATTCTTTTCAGACAGGAGTGTGGAGTCTACCGTGTAGAAATCAACAAATGGCGAGACTGCGATAGCCTTAGTTGGCCCCAAGAACCGACGATCCTGGTCCTGTGTATCGTCGTGTTGTTCGGGCAAACTAATCACATACGCGACATAGTCGGTGACTACTTGAACGTAGACTAAGCGGCCATTCTTACCGAGGTATCCAACGGAACCAGCGGTAATCCTTCCTGCATTTGACATGGTATCCCCTACTTAGCACGATTCTTTCGTGGCAAGATGTGGTCATAGCGATGAAAATCACACTGACCGATTCTGTTTAGGGGATTTGGATCTTCGGGGTTCAATATGTCCTTGGGCATTACGCGGACATATTTCAGTTTGAGGCAGATGGTGCAGTAGAACTTCTTCATGGAGAATCCGTCCTGTTAAGGAACCGGTTCATTACGAGTGAGGGTCATCAACAGTATGCCTGTTCGATGACCCTCTCACTCAACCAACGCCGTAAGGCGCTGGAGCCAATTACATCTCGGCGATCTGCGCCGCGAGCTTCTCGGCCTTCTCGGCAGCCTTCGCAGCCTTCTCGGCAGCCTTCGCAGCCCGCTCCTGCGCCCGAGCAACTCGCTCCTGCGCCTTAGCGATCTTGTCACCCGAGTCCGCGGCCACGGGGCGACCTGCGTACTTCGGGTTGTCTTCCGCGATGAACGCCATCAACTCATCGGAAACCTCGAACGTCAGGTTCTCCGGAGCCACGCCTTCCTTGAAGAGCTTCCGGCTGACCACGACCTTCGCTCGGGTGCCCGAGTGAATGAACGTGCCGCCGCCGTTACGACCAACCTTCGTGCGAACGAGAGTGAGCTGAGCCATTGTCCTGTCTCCTTAGAGGTATTGGGTAAGTCCGCCTGTCAACGCTGTAAAGTATTGCACAGGACGGTTGGAATGTAAAGCACTTTTTTAAGGTCTGGAACCCTCCGGTTCCGAACCTATTAGCGCCCCTATAAACCGCCGTAACACGCAACCGTGTTACCCTACCGCCCTACTGCCCCGCGTGTTACTGCGCCCCGTTTGCGCCCGTTTGCGCCCCCGTTTTATAGGTGCCCGTGGCGGGTAACGGGAACCCGTTGCTATCACTTCTTGGTCTTGATGGGATTGATCCTGTCTTCAAGGGAAAGAACCTTCAACAGTGCCGCCTGAAGATTTTTCGCACTGGAGAACAGAGTGTCAGGAAGGGAGAGAGCTTCCTTTACTTGGAGGTAGATGTCTCCGATATTAACACTCGCCCCAACCACGATGTCCTCCTTCTGGTTTTGGAGGTAGTAGTAATTTCCAGCACCAAGAATCTGTGCATACTCATCCTTGGTCATCTGGCAAATTACTGCGTCGTTTTTCCCGCGTCCAATCACGTACATGGCTCAGCCTTTCTTTGAGTAAGTGTTACTGTCGTTATCCAAAACCCACAGTTCATCGGGCTTCGCTGAGAACAGAGGATCCTGGTCCTTGTAGAGCTCAATGATTGTAGGGCAATCCTCGTTCCCTGTCAGAACAAAGGATTTGAAGGGGATCGTCTCCAATCCCTTTAGGTGTGTTGTGGACAGCCACTCAACATCCTCTTCGTTGTTGTAGAAGTCTACACGCACAGCGGTCCCTCCTCGAAATGATCTGCTCTGGGATGACGATACTTACCATCCTTCGTCTTGTTCTGGTAAGCGATAACTACCTTCATTCCAATGAACACCTCGGGTGTCAATGAAAACGCTGCGCGCCAATGATCGTTGAGAGTTTTCACGGATACCTTGACACCATGCTCATCCCTCAAGACCATCTTAGAGTAATTCCCAAGAAGTCCTGCCTGATATCCCACGAGGGTAGTAACTGCGGCCTTGACCTGCTTCACCTTGATCCAGTCCACGGAGCGTTTACCGGGCTGATAGGTGGACACACTGTTCTTGATGATAACTCCTTCTCCGCCGCGGTCCCAGATCTCTTTAACAGTGTCGATGTCAACGACATACCACAACGCTGAGCTAACTCGTTCAGTATCGGTGACACTGTTACGGAGAATTGCCCGTCGAGCATGAAGGGGCTGTGTCATCAACCAGCGGTTTTCCTCGGTGAAGAGAACATCGAACAACATCAGCCGAGATTGTGGAATCTTCTCAAGATCCACCACATCCGAGGAAGTCCCTCCGGGGATAATGAGTTCTCCATCAAAGATCCCGGGGCGGGTATAGATCCGCAAACTGTCTTCCAGTTCAGAGTAGAGTCGCCGCTCCAGACCATCGCGGGAGTAGGCGCGAATTCCTCCATCCGAGGTATGTACGACCATCATCCGATGCCCGTCGAACTTTTCTTCCATGATCCACTTGTGTGGGCTGTACATGGACAAGTCGGGAGGATCAGATTGATCCTTGATAGCTTTCGCCAGCATGGGCTTGGGAATGGCCGGTTCCTCGGGAGATTCCTGGTCCTTGGGGACTTTGTCAACGATACCAAGGTCCACGCGGCTCTGGACTTCCGCTACGTGCCAGCACTTTCCACGTGACCTCCGAAACCCCATGCAAGTGCAAGTGATGTGCCCATCATCATGCAGAGTGGTTGTGTGCTTCGCGTCACTGCTGGAAGAATTGAATGTGAAGAACTTCACGCCTTTACCCCCATGTTATCAAGTAACCGATCCAGGGCAGTCCAGTAGGAGTGAACATGCTGCAAGAACAGGCTTGTTGCTGATAACGATAGTATCGGAGGAATTGAAGCATACCGATTCATCTGAACGAATCCCTTCACTTCACTCATGGAGTACTTGTCACCAGCATCCATCTTCTCCAACACGAGGTTGTAGACATTTATTCTGGCAACGGCTTTCATGGTGTCATCCATGCGAAGCATCACAGATTCCAAGCCCTCTTTCTCTTTGATCAGTGATGTTTTCCACTCCTCGACAGCTCTTGAAGCACTGATCACTTTGGAGGCGAGCTCCCTACGAAACATCACTTTCCGTGATTTTTCAAGAACGTCGGGAAGCTTGTAGTAGCGATCAAGCATCAGGCTAACTGCGACTCCAACGAAAGTTTCCACTTCCTCCGTAGGAACTTCCCAGTTGGAAGCAAGTGCCTTGGCGTGAGCGATCATTTCGTTCTGAGTAAGTCTCAGAGTGACTTCGTTCTGCACAGCAGCGAATTGCTGTGCAATCATCATCGCTTCTTTTTTGGGATCAGTTATCATGGTTACACCAGTGCCTGAGCAATTTTCAAGGCACGGGCCTTGAGCTTGTTATTGGAACCGAACAGGGCGGACTTCTGTGCGGTGATGAGACCCTTCTTGGAAGAAGCTTCCAAGGGGATCCGGTGGTCAACATACTCCGTCAGAGCGTTGTAGGCCGTCCAGAGAGTTCCAGGAGCGAATTCAAATCCGGTAGCCTTGCCAGCCCCGAGCTCAGCAACCTCGGAGAAGGTACGAACCGCACTCTGCTTGGACTTTTCCGTGATCCCGAGGACCTCGATGAAGTAGTCGTCCATCTCATCCTGAGTCATCTTGCGATCAGCAAGTTGCCGGAAGGTTTCTCCAGTGTCCTTCAAATGCTGGACCAGCGAAGAGATGAGATGAGCGGTATCGTCGAGGGAGTCTTTGGCACTGGAACTGTGCCGAAGCTTGATCACACCCGCCTTCTTGTCCCGCGTGGCAATACTGAGAGTGTTCGCGCAGACCACACGAATGGGAGTCGGGCGAGCGGTCATGCAGGACTTTCCGTTGTGACTGGACCGTACCAGGAAGTAGCCGTCCACCCGATCTCCCTCGACGACTTCGATGGATTCGGGGAGGCGAGCGAGCATCCAGACCTTTTCTCCGTTGTTCAGCGCCCCGGCAGTCTCGATGACCACACCGAACTGCTCACACGCTGGCTGGAGGATTCCGAAAGCCTCGCTGTTCTGAATGGGGTGATACTTGTCACCGACCGTTGACAACACCGCACCATCAACATCACGGACAACCGCCTTCCGCTTCGGGACTTTCTCTCCACTCTCAATGAACATGGGCTTGAGCTCCACGTTCCAATCGAGATTCGCCGCTGAAAGTGCATCGGCCACGTTGGGATTTCCATCCATGGCAGTACCTAGCTTGTGCCATGGAGTTTTTCCCAAGTAAGCCATCGCCGCCCGACCATTGATCATTGCGATATCGTGTGACATGGTTACTCCTTGACCTGGCAGGGCTGATAAGTGAGTGTAGTTGATCCGAGAACCGGCTTACGGCAGTAACCACGCTGAGCCATTTCAAGCTCATGCTGCCGTGTTTCCTTTTCGGACTTTGCTGAGTAGTCGATGAAGATGGAAGCGGCTGTGATCACAAACATCAGAAACACAGCAGCTTTGATGACTTTGAGCAGCTCAGGTGTCGGTTGCATGGCTACATCCCATAGCGGCGGTCAGGAAAGGCCGCTTTCAGAATCTTGTGGAGTTTCTTGGTGGCTTCGGGGTTGTAGGTAGCGGGGAACAACTTCTCTACTTCCGGAGTCATCTCCTTGTTGGACTTGAGCTCTTCTTTCAGCCGTTCACAGTCCATCACGAGCTCAATCACGTGTGCTCGGGGGATGGTCACAGCATTGATGTGCTTCCCAGTGTCTTCAGCAACGGCCTGAAGAACATCTGCCCCAATGTGATTCCACACATCCAGGGCCGCGTTCTGGATTGCTTTCTCCCCCGTTGGAGAAATCTTGATAGCCATTAGTGGACCATTCCTTTCACACCCCGAACGAGTTCAACGTCGAGGTTCCGCATGTTGACGAATCGCTTGTCGAACGTGTAATTGGTGTTGTCCTGAATCGTGACGAACACCATGTCCGACCCGTCACCCGCTGTTACATGCTTTCCTTTGACCAGCATGTCAGCTTCTGGAAACGGGATGTCAGCCTTCACAAGCTGATGGTTGTTGTTGGAATCAACAACATACAGGTTTCCTTTCAACTGGCAAAGTTCTTCATAGGTCACCGACTCCGACATTTAAGCCTCCCGTGGCTAACCGTTACTGTTACAGTATAGCGCACAAACGCTATCCAGTAACAAATATCTATTATCCCAGGATCTGGGACAGTTCAAGATCGTCGATTTCCTTGGCGTGCTTTTCGATTACTCGTCGGAACTCGTCGCTGTAGTCTTCAAGTGACGTTTCCGTGTCTACGTGGTAGACGTCCATGATGGAAGATACATCGTGTCCAGTCACGTTCGCGTCTCCATCATCATTCTCACCATCAACGTCGAGGATCAGCTCCAGCAGGATTTCATAGCTTCCCGAGGGTTCCGACAACTTCTCTTCGTTGATGTCTACTTCGAGGAGGTATTGCAAGTATCGAGTGGTCATGTCACCTCAGCAGATTGGAAGACTGGCTGTTGCTCCCGAGGGCTTTTCCGTGAAGGTCAAAGTTGTTTGCGTCAGTAATCCCCTGACTGTGAGCAGCCCTGTTGTACTGCAATCGATTGGAGAGTTCGCTCGCCTTCTTGACATCCTGCGCTTTCAGAAAATCCTCGACATCTTTCCTCGCTGAAGAGAACCGAACAAGGGCTGTCGACTGATTCTGAGCAGCCTCTTCTTCCTTGTAGCGTTCATGCAATCGCCGAAGGAACGCCGCAAGATAGGTCTCGCGATATCCAGGCTGTACCGGGATTTTCTTGCGGTTGCACTCCAGCTTGTAGTGGTAAGCCTTCTTGTCGCTGATGTGGTTCAACAGGCGCTGGAGGGTGATGAACATGTACTCGGCGACCGCGATATCGCTCTTACGCCCCACGAGAGAAATCCTGGATGAGTTCGGGTAGACCAGAATCTGGCAGAAGTGAGCCTCGGCAACAATCGACCCAAGGCACTCAATCCAATGAACTCGGGATCGGCGGAGCTTGATATCGGGGTACAGCGAGTAGTCGATGTAGTGCTTCTCAACAGATTCGGTTTCCATTTCTTTCTGGAAATCCAAATCGCTAATCTCCAGCTTGTGCTGAAGAAGCATCTTTTGAAGCATGGAAGCGAATGCTTCGGCCTCGGCTTCAGACCCAATGGCCTTTGCCGAATCTGCGTGCGCCTTGATCTTGGAAAGTTTTTCGAGGATTGACAACGGAGCCATGTTCACCTCTGCTCACCCATTTGAGCAAGACCGGTGTGGAGGAAAGAATCAGGCGGGGAACCCTATCCTTCCTCCACCAGCAGCTATCCCCTATAGCTACTACGCTAGAGGCAGAGTGGGAAGGGGTTCAACCTTGGGAGCCTTCTCCTTCTTCGGAGGCCGCACGGCGGGAACCTTGAGGAACCAGCCCTTCTCTGTCGCTTCGGCGTGAAGGATGTCGAACTCAACCTGAGCCAGATCGAGAGCGTCGGGATCACCCTTCGGGAACACCTTCCGCTGGCCGACGATCACCGGGCTGTTCGGACCCTCGGAGTAGGACACGCTCGTGTTGAACTGGTTGGTGCCTTCGGTGAGCCGAATGGTGAGCTTCGACTCGTTGTTGGGGCTGCGATACTTGTTCATCTTGACCGGCTTCATCTGACTGCCTCCTTGTGGTTACAGGCCACGTTGTTAACTACTGTTACAGTATAGCGTAGTTTTGCAATCGTGCTACGCCTAATTACTTTCCAGGTTAGTAAATCAACAATCCTGGAACTGGTTTTTCAGTTGAAGTGTTTCCAGCTCGAATGAAGGTTCTCGAAGTCACTCGACTCAGAGGCACTTTGGAAACACCTGTAACCGACTCCATGGTATACTCTTTTTCCAACTTGTCTGAGTGAACCACGACCTCAGCTTCGTAAGGAAGGTGAGCAAGAGCATTGAGAAGATCTTCTACTGTCACAGTTCTAACTCCTTGGTAGATGGAAGTGGTTTGACTTCTCCACCATAGAAAATTGGAGCAGAGTGGATTCGGCTGTAGGCTTCTGCGATACGGAGTGCTCCTTGTTCCGTTTTACAGCGGGAGCTGACCAGCTTTTCTCCCTCGGGTGAAATCAGGTGAACCTCGAACCGCGGTCCATTTCGGCGGTAGCGAACACTGGTCACGTTAGACTTTGTGTTCTTGTTCCAGATACGGAGCCTAGCCCTTCTGGACAACTGAGGCTCTTCGACGTTGGTGGATCCTTTGTCCATCGTAGTGAAGTGGTTCAATCGCAAAATGGCGTAGGTCCAAAAGAACACGGACCTCATGCCCATGGAGCTTTCTCACCTCCGTTGTAGTGGTCTTCCCAGTGAGCTTTCACCCTTGCAAGATCCGCAGGGGTCACAGCAACATTACAGATGACCTCTTTGCTGCTAGTGAACAGGGCAGTATCGACTCTGGCCCAACACCGTAGCAGAGTTCCGAACTCGTCGAGGAGGCTGTCAATATCCACACAGAGTTTTCCCTCGGGAGTGTGGACCTCAACATAGTCCTCGACGAGAATGGTTTTGGTTTTCATGGTCAGATGACCTGAAGCATCCGGTTGATTACTTCGTTGATACGAACTTTGATCAACGAGTCAAGAGCCACCGACACGTAGTTCTCGACGATCTCCTGGATTTGCTTGCGGTTCTGGTCAGCACGCGCCTGCAAGGCACTGGTGAGATATCCTTGGAGATAGCTGTCAAGGTGAGCCCTGACCTTCTTTTCGATGATGGCATCGCTATCTCCCCTGAAGAAGTTCTTGAGAGCGTGATTGAGATCTTCGGCAGTGAGATGTTCATCGAGGTGATCCCCGAGATACTCCTCGACGGCAGTTCCAACAGCATCAGACTTGATGTGATCTTCGATGTTGTCTTCGAGGTAATCTTCGATCTTTTTCTCCATCGTGGAGGTGAAGGCTTCCTCGACATCGCCAGAGAGCTCCTCGTCACGGTAGTCGTTGAGGATCTTCTGGGCCTTTTTAAGGATGGGTTCTTCGATCTTACTCTGAATCTGTCCAGCAAGATCCAGTGCTTGATCAGTAGAAACACTCTGGACATGATCCAGGATCTTGTCCTTCACGTCCTTGCGGTTGAGTGCTTCCAAGACAGCGGCAACAATGGCGTCTTCGATCTGTGACATTTTGTCCTCCAACCTCGGCCTTTACCGGGTTACAAGTACAGTGTAGCACAGAGCCACACGATAGAGTAAACTATCGGTGGTCATGCTTAGTCATTCAAGTCCATATCGGAGAAGGAAATGAACTCAGAATCCCTGATTGTTTCCTCGATTTCGGGATGGTCACAGGTCACTTTGACCATGACTTGCACAAGACTTCCCTTGACAGACTTTCCGAATTCCTTTCGCTTTTCCTCGGTTCGCTCGAAAGAGACATCGAAAGAGAAGTGGCTATCACGCTCTTCCTCGGGGACTTCTTCAAGATGGCTCTTGAGAGTGTCTGACAGAGGAATCTGAATCTGACCAGAGTAGGACCGCATCTCGTTTCCACAGTCCTCACACTCGTCGATTAGAGAGTATTCGACGGTTACGTCATTTTCGTCAAGACACGCCATTCCACATTCCTCGGGATCTCCAAGATTAGCTGTCTTGAACTTGTTACAGGATGAACAACGCATCACACACTCCTTGTTGGGTCGAGTTGTTGAGAGTATTCCGGGTGTTCCCTGAGGAAAGAAGTAACCCTCTCAAGAAGATCATCCCTTTCCTTCATGATGGCTTGAGTGTAGGGATCCTTACCCTGAGCACGAAGATCTAACTGATGGGATAGAACACGATCACGCTCACGAAGTTCTGTAATCTCCTCGTCCAATTTGTAATACTGGTCAATGAACGCTTTGATGCTCTGCTGATCTTTCACCTGCTCTTCGGTAGGTTCTCCGGCATCTGATGCTGCTTGACAGACACTGCAAGCCCACCAAGTATGCTCTCCCACATCGGTGTAAGGAGTGGCAAGAAGTCGGAGTAGCCCTAAGACATAGAGGGTTTGAGTAGTCATGTCAGTAGCACCCAAACAAGGTACAATCGAGGCTGGCAGCAACATCAAACAGCATGACAAGGTCCAAGCATTCTTCATACTTAAGACCACATGCCCTGCCCACTACGCTCATTTCCACACGATCAGCTGCCAATGCGTTGAGCTTCCTTGACATCTCTTTTACGACTGTCTTAGGGATTTTTTCTTGTCCCAGACTTTCACCAGTTACTCGAAGAATAAAGTAATTGTAACGATCTCCGTAAAACTGGAACTGATTCTTTCTCCCACCAAGACAGAAGAGTCGTTTCCGGGACAATCGCAGAGGAGGGTAGAATTCGTGATGAGGATAGTAGACCTGACCAGTGTGGGTGTCTCTATGCCCGAAATAGTTGTAAAGTCCCATGTCTACCACCACCCGAAGAGGGTGCAGTCGTTCTTCGCGGCCGCATCGAATACCCGCACGAGATCCTGGCACTGAGAGAGCTCAAGCATGTGGGCTTGCCCAACCACGTCGAGGGCGACCTGATCTTCAGCCAACTTGTTGAGCTTCTGAGCCATCTCCTTCACCACGTCCTTGTGGACTTCAACCTGGTAGAGGCTCTGACCAGTCACTTCCTGGATGAAAGAGTCGTATCGACGACCACGGAACTGGAGTTGATTGTCCTCATCACCGAAAGAAATAACCAACCCCCGAACCAGCCGCAAAGGCGGGTCAAACTGGCAGAAGGGGATGATGATCCTGTTGTGGAAAGGATCCTTGTAGCCGAAACCGTTATCGAGTCCCATCTCCCTGCTCCTCTTCTTTGAGTGTCGAGACAATCTCGGACATGAAAGTGGTCTGAGCCTTGAACACCTCTGTCTGAAGGTCTGCAATCTTCAGAACGTCACCAAGAGTGACCTCACCAAAGGACAGGTCATACATTCTCTCTTGAAGCTTGATTGCATACAGCAGCTTTTCACGAGATTCAGCGGAGATCTTCACAGCGCAGCTCCTTCAGGTTGGAACGAACGAATTCGGACCACGCGGCACCGCTCTTTCTGAAAAACTTCGCCGCTTGCCGCCGAGTGACCTCAACTCCCGCACGCTTGCAGATGTCCTCGAACACCGGATGCTCGAGAATGAAAGTGATCGATTCATCCTGAGTCGGAAGGTGAGACGCCCTGTTACGGGAGTTGGCATCGTCGACGATGACTTGCCACGTCAGACAGAATGGATTGCGCTTGCACGCTCGACACGGAACTCCACCTTCATGGAGGCGAAGCGTATTCAGGCTCCGAGGAGTGTGGGTGCAACCGTTGTTCAGGAACCAAATCAGTGATCGGATCATTGTGCCTCCCTGCGCCCCTTTGCGCTATAAACATAGTAGCACGGTAACGGGTTCCTGTAACGTAAATCTATCTTCCAGAGATTGACCACCGCACAGGAGGCCTTGTGGGAATCTTGACAGTTCTAGCTGTAGGATCAATAGTGATCAAAGATCCTCTGTTGACGCCATCATACATCACACGAACCTCGAGGAATGTCTTTCCATTCTCTTGATATTCGTAGAGCTGTACCTGTTCTTTTCCTTCAACAGACACCGCATGTGGAAGAGTCTTCTGTGACGAAACTTGTTGTATGACCAATGGAGCAACCTTAATAGGCAGCAAACTGATCGCTACAGCAAGAATTACCCCTACAACATAGTCAGTCATCGTTTCCTCTGTCGGCTCAAAGACTCCAAGCTACCACCATTCAGATGATGAGTCAACCAGCGATTAGCCGTTTCATCACTGATCTTCTGAATCATCTTGATTTCCTTAGCACGTAGCTCATTTACCAAGGACTTGATGTGCCCTTTTGGTTTGAATCCGGTGCTTGGGCGAGTGTAGTAATCGTAACGGTCGATTACTCCGTGTCGCTGTCGATTCAGCATACAGATAGCAATCCCCGATGGACACGATCTGTTGAGGGACTGAGCTATCCGATAGTAATGGTGGAACGCATCCCTAGTTGATTGATTCATTGCCTGTCACCTCGGGGTGCATCGCAGCCATGTGGTCAACTCGTGCCTGAAACAACTGTGCCAAGACAGCTATTGAGTCTGTTGGGTCAGCAAAGTCGGCAATGGTAGAACAAAGGAAAAAGATTACTGACTCTTTGATGTTTCTATCTCCTTCTTCTTTGAAGTTTTTTGGAAACACCTGCATCAACACAGCATAAACCAACTGAATCGTATCAAATGTGTAAGCTGGTTCCGTGGAGTACACTGGCTTCACGTATCTAAGACTATCAAAGCGAACCAGTGTGTCCTTGAAGCATTCCTTCTCTTGATCTGTCAGATCATCATAGGAGTTCAATCCAGAGGCATGAAGGAATTTGATGGTGCTTTCACTCGAAGTTTTCATATCTAATCCTTTACGCAAGGAGCCCATTCGGAGTTATGGCGGCAGTACCCTCGTATCATTCCTTCTCTGGCAATCCAGGCATCAATCGCAAACATCCCAAGAACGAAGGAAACAACAAGAGCAACCAGAATGACATATCCTTTTATGTCTTTATCCATATCAGCAATCCACTCTCTTTGTAAGAGTAACTGATGAAGCGAAACACGTTCCCTCAGGATAGGTAATGGGTCCGTTGAAAACGGAATCCATTACTCTATACCACAGGCTAAAGTGTTCCGAAGGGGTCCACTCACATTCCCAGATGGCAACAGGGTAGTCCAAAGTAGTTTTCCCCAAGAAAGCAAGAGCATGTTCAAAGGTGTCGAAAACAGCTAGTGGACCATTTCCTGGTCGGGGGACTGTTTTTTCTCCGGGAATATAGATTGCCTTATCAGCAGACAGGGAATAGCTCACGAACTGTATTCCAATAGGACCACTGAAGTCGTCGTCGAAAGTGGCGTCGTAGACTACCTTGTATCCCTTCATTCGTCGATCCTTTCTCGAAGAATGACTTCCAATGCGGCCTTTGTCCCATAGGGAGGAACGAAGAGGTGATCCAACAGGCTGCCCCACCAACGCTTCCACGCAGAACTGAATGTGGTGGGTAGATACTCACAAGACCAAAGTTCGACCTCGTAGGTAAGAGAATCCCTGTGATGTTTAGCCAAGGATAACGAATCAAACACCATCATGGGCTGATGCTTGAAAGGAGCTCTGGTGACCTTGTTCCTTTGGTACACCAGGATCTTACCGCCATCTGCATACATCCTCATTGACACACGAGGATCGTCGACAGAAGTGTTGGCTGGCAAGCTACGAACGATCTTGAATCCACGCTTGTAGGTCACGGGATGCTCCTTAGTCCAGAAGAGTTCTCAGAATCACGGAAGAGGCGAAGGCTGTCCCACGAGGAAGAGCATGGCGGAGATCCTGAGGATGCAGGTAGTAGTCAACGAAGTCAAAAGCAACTTGATCATCTTCAGGTGTGTAGTCCACTTCCCAGATCTCGTGCTTATCCTGTTCATTCGAGATATGCAGCCGGAACGATTCTGCGTCGGTGGCCGTAGTGAAGACGAAGATTGGTTTCCGTTCTGGGGCAGTCGTTGCTTCATCTTTCCTGTAGACCAACTCACCTCGGATGGCTGATCTTCGCTCTTTGGAGACGTATACCTCCACTACCTTGTATCCCTTAGCCATACTATGCCTTTCCAAGACTGAGGTTCGGGTCAAAGATCGGAAGAACGTGGCGAAGCTTGAAGTCGTTTGGAAATGACCAAACAACCATAGCACCGCAGTCACATTCCCTGTAACTACGATCCATCGGGTCTCCAAAGAGCGGACCACGCTTCACTTCTGACATCTTGGCTCCGCAGTCCGGGCACTTGCTAGGCATGGTCGTGCGGGAAAAGCCAAAGCGAGGCTCCATCACAACACCTCGGGTTCAATTGGGGTGAGTTCGAGTTGCTCGACCTGTTGGGGAGTGAGCTCCAGGTCAACGAAGCGTTCCACGGAGAGAGCTCCCACGGCTCGTTCTTCCTTCGTGTCCCAGAGGGAGATCAAGTCGTTTGGGGTAATGCTGAGCAAGAGGGTATACTTCACTGAGCCACTCCTTGTTAGGTGTAAATCACAAACCCCACGGCCTTACACAGTAAGTATACCGCTAAAACGTGTTCCCGTGTGGTATTTTTGTAATCGGCTCAAGCAGAGTCACTGAGCTGGCCAGAACAGTTCCCAAAGGAAGATTATACTTGGTCTCGTATTTGTTCCACAAATAGTTCCCTTGTGCTGGAGTGTAGTCACACTTCCAGATGGCATATCCTCCCCACACTCTGAAAATTTGAAGGTAAAGATAGACGTGCGCCAACTCGTCAAAGACTGCAAGAGGCCCACATCCTTCGTGGGGAAAGGCTTTTTCACCCACAGGATACATCACTGCATTAAACCCGTTCTGAGTCAAGCTCCGAAACATGAGTGTGGACTCTCGGGAGTATGGTCGAACGATCTTGTAGCCAATCATCACAGAACCCTTTCCAGCAGAATAACCGAATCTGCCAACACAGTTCCCTCTGGTAGATTCCACTTTTCAGAGTGATGTGACCATACGCTAATTTCCTTAGATGGAGTGTATTCACACTTCCAAATGGCGAACAAATCACCGAACGCCTGATAGCATCTAGCCCCTGAAAAAGAGCAAGCGAGCTCAAGGGTTGAGAACACCGCCAACGGACCACATCCGGGATGGGGTTTAGCCTCTTTCCCTACCTCATAAAAAACACGGCTACCTCCATACATGGAATAACTGGCGTAGTAGGGTGTTCCAAAGCAGTTCTGGATGGAAACGATCTTATAGCCAATCATGAGTCACCTCGGAGAGAAGGGTCACGGAATCCGCCAGGACTGTGCCTAGCGGAAACAGGTTAGAAGAAGCGAATCGGTTCCACAGAGTCTTGTGGTCTGATGGGGTGTATTCGCACAGCCAAATCCTGTAATGATCTGGCCAAAGCCCGGTCAGTTTACAGAAGTTCTGGGCTGACTCAAGAGAGTCAAACACAGCCAGAGGACCACATCCGTGTTCAGGAACTGCCTCTTTCTTCTCATGATAGGATACCTCGGCATATCCCATCTGGCTAATGCTCTTGTAGGATAGATCGTAGTCGAAATTGATGCGAACAACCTTGTAGCCCATCATGCTAGCACAGTTCCCTCGGGAAGATCTCCCTTGCTATCGAAGTCGTTCCACAGGAAGGTCTCCCCCCGAGGGAGTGTATTCACACAACCAAATGGAGTAGATCTGTGCCAGGTTCACTTCACCAACACCAAGGAAATGACACGCAGCATCGAGAGAAGAGAACACTGCCAACGGGCCACAACCGGGCTTAGGAACGGCTGGTTTACCCACGGGATAGGTCACGCAGGACATACCCCTGGAGAAGCTGATATAAGTCAGCTGACCATCAGCCTTCTTGTTGAAGACGATCTTGTAACCGTGCATGGTTACTTCCTCTCCAAGATCATTGCGGCCACCGCGTAACGACCACGATAGTCGTTGTAACGGGTAAAGGAGTTGAATCCCTGCTTCATCAAGTCCTTGATACCCTGTTCCCGGTCGGCGCTGTCGAGGTATCCGTAGATCGCGTGAACAGCGAATCCTTCACGCCGGGTCCTGCCCAAGATGGTGTAGCGAAAGACACCCGGTCTCTTCTGAGCTCGATGGAGACGAGCAGCATAGAGCACTCGCTTCCCGAACTCCTGATGCCGTCGATTGACCAGAAACGGATTGTGATACTTGTTCACGGTGCGTCTCCTACTAAGGTGTAAATCGCAAACCCTACGGCCTTACAGCTACTAGTATACTGCGGATTAGGGTTCCTATAACGTAAATCTACGTTCCATATTTAATGCTTGATCTAAACATTCTGCTTTACATTCCAGGTTGTTAGGTGTATACTGTAAGCCTCACTGTGAGCTTCGGTGAGCCGATCACTCTGAAAATCCAAGCAACCTACTTGCGAGGAGCCGAAGCTACTCTCTCCGCCTCTGGAGACGCTCATGTTCTACGCCTGGCTGATGCGCCAGCGACACCGCAATGATGCGGTTGGCTTCTGCGCATCCTTCGCTGAGTCTGATCCCCGTTGGCCCAGAAATTCCAGGAAATTGTATGTTCTGTTGTTCCACCTCGAGGGACGACCAGACGTTCGTGAGTGGCTGAAGATCGCCCACCGAGAGTGGAGGTCGAGTCGATGAATGACGCGATCTCCTTCTTTAAGAAGCTCTATGCTGGTCAGACAGGGGTATTGGAGCTTCGAACATTCGACCATCCAGACGCGAACAAACTTCGTAGATTTCTCCCTGTTGTTGACGGGGAATTCTCCGAGACTGATGTTCAAATCTTCCTCACAGAAACCGAAAAACGGCGACTTGGGGCATTCTTCGGGGTTGCCCTCCGCACCGAGGAATCTCGCAGAACAAAGAAAGGAGATGGTGCTCACTGTCAGGTGTTGACGGCTTTGTTCGTTGACGCCGACTTTAAGCACCTTGGGGAAGAGGAGACGCGAAAGCGAATCTACAACTTCCCCATTAAGCCGTCATTCACTATCGAATCCGGTGGTGGCCTTCATCCCTACTGGTTGATTAGTCAACCGTTCCTACTGCAAATGGCAGATGGGATGAAAGCAGCGAAAACGCTGCTGCGCCAGATGGCTTCCTCCGTCGCGGATGTGGTGGACGAATCCGTATCGGAACCGGTTCGAGTCCTTCGAATTCCAGGCTCTTTCAATTTCAAGTATGATCCACCGCGACCTGTTCTTTGGGTAGCAGGACACGGGGATGTCTATTCAGAAGGAGACCTGCTTGTCCATCTACCTCCCCCTCCAGTCGAAGACACCAACACCAAATTCGTAGTCCCCGATGAAGTAAAGAAAGGCGATCGACACGGGCTGCTTTTCGCTTTGCTTCGGAGCCAGAAAGCTCGGGGACTTTCGATGTCCGCAGCACTGGCCGCGTGCCATGCTGAGAATGAAGTCAAGTGTAACCCTCCCATCCCATTTGAAGTCCTCGACACCTACCTGCGTCGGTGTTGGAACCAACAGGACCGTCCCGGTTTTGTACAGAACACCCTCGCTATCGATGAAGTCATCGAGGAGCTCAATAAGAAATACGCAATCATCTCCATTGGGAACAAAGTTGTTGTCATGGAGAACGACAACACGGGATCCATTGTTGAGCTCTGGCCCTTTGATGAATTTCGTCGGAGGTTAGTGAAGGAGAAAGTCGTAATCCAGCGTAAGTCGGGCAAGAACGGGACGAAGGAGACAAAGGAATCCCTCTCCGACTTATGGCTGGAATCTCCCAAGGGCCGTGCATATGATCGCTTAGTATACGGAATGCCCGGATCCACCGCCGTAGTCGGCCCAATGGATTACAACGGTTGGCTCGGGTATACTGTAGCGCCAACTCAGGGAACCTGGGAACGCAACAAACAACACATGAAGGATATCATTTGTGATGGTTCTCAGGAATACTTCGATTGGGTGTTCAATTGGTTAGCAGCGATGGTTCAATATCCTGGCCGACACGCCATGAGTGCTATCGTTCTCCGAGGTGGACAAGGCGTTGGCAAGGGACACTTCGCCCATCAGATGGTTGGAAAACTGTTTCACCCACAACAGTATCTCCACATCTTGGGATCGAATCAGCTGACTGCCGAGTTCAACGAGCATCTGTCTGGTAAGGTGTATGTGTTCGCCGATGAATCAACATGGGGAGGTGATCCCCGAGCAGCAGGCAAATTGAAGGGAATGATCACCGAAGATACCATCCCCATCCACCGCAAGTTTCTGAAAATGGTGGAGGAAGCATCTGCGTTGCATATCATTATTGCCTCGAACAACGAGTGGCCCATCCCAGTAGAGAAGGACGATCGCCGAGTCCTCGTGTTAGATGTGAGCTCTAAGCATCGCCAGTCCGACCAATACTTCGGCCCACTCCGCGAAGAGCTTTACAGCGGAGGTCAGCAAGCCTTCTTGTATGATCTGTTGGCCCATAAGATTGACTGGCACAGCCTACGCCATCCCCCAATGACCGAGGCAAAGCGTCAGGTATCCTTGCTTTCGTTCTCTGTAACGGAACAGTGGTGGTATGAGAAACTGAGATCTGGTCAGCTTGGGAACGCGGATTGGCCCGAATCGGTCATAAAGACCGCTTTCCACGAGGACTACATCCAGTATATCACAACGCACCACAAGGAACCTCGGGGAGGAAGGTCATCCGAAACGGAACTCGGGATCTTCTTGTCAAAGCGCACTCCGGTGCATTCACAGCGTAAGATGGTTCAGGGAGAACGTAGGGAATACGTTACCCTTCCTTCTCTGGCTGAATGCCGAGCTCATTGGGTGGAAACGAATAACTGGCCCACGAATTTCAATTGGGAGGCAGACATCTAATGTTCATAGAGCTCTGTTTGGGTAACGCTTCTGATCCATGCCTCGATGGCAAACCCCATGATTGGGAATGGTATGGGACTTGCACACATGTCAGGGACTCACCTATTTCAAGGTGATGAACGAGTTGGCACGGGCCTCGGGGATTCCTTACGAAGAAGGAAAGGTGTGGCTGATGCGAATCACAATGGGAGATGTTGTCAGAAGGCACGAACAAGGAAAAGAACATCTCAACGAGTGGACCAAGGAGATGGTAATCCTTCACTACGACAAGGAATATCTTCTTGAAAAGGTATCCATCCTGGAAAACCAAGTTTCTATGATGAGCAAGAAACTGGATCAGGTCGAACAGATTGAGAAAGCGGCGGTCCAGGCCGCGAGAATGTCTCGAAGTTCGGAACGGAAGCTGGAAGCCCTCCGTAAGAAAATCCGCGAGGAGAAAGCCAATGGACATCACTAAGCATCCTCTGTTGGATAAGGCATATCGCTTGTGCCTACAGATTGAAATGTGTGGCGCAAGCGAAGCTCTCACGAAGGCCAGCGAGATGGCCTCGGAACTCATGAGTTCGATTGACCATCACTTGGACAACCATAAGTGCCGCACCTGCCTCCATGTGCGAGGCGGCATCTGCCAGCGCCATTACATCTTGTGTTCCGAGGTTGGAGGATGTCAGTTTGGATATGAAAGGGACATGTCTGAGTGATATCCTATTCGCGCTCTGGGCCTTTATGATACTCGTGTTTACCTACCTCTCTATCGACAGGCGCAGATGAGCAAAGTGGTGATGGTCTGGCGCCCCTCGTGGGACAGCCAGATCTGGAGATCTTGCCTCGCATTGGATGGAAGGAATACCACATTCTGCCGAGGTCCTATCTACCATTACTACCGTATTGGAGTGGACCTCGGTGTTCCTAACTGCATCCGGTGCCGCGAGGTCGCCGTCTACATCGGGCTGGATCTCCCAATGCTGGAACCCGACCCCCTGTTGAGTAACCGACTGAACAAGATCACGGGCTCCATGATTGGGATACAGGTCGACCCAGTCGGCGCAACTCCTGGTGCGATTCGTGCCCGAGGGATGGAAGGAGCATTGGATCTAACAACTGAGCAGATGGGTCTATTCCACAACCTTTGGATGGATCCTCGCAAGCTCCGCGATCCACGTCCCAGAAGTCAATACCGAATCCCCCACGAATTCGACCTGAGCAAGATCACCCCGAAGAACGAGTCGCACAAAAATGCGTTCCCCGAAGAATATAAGCGAACGGGAACTCGCAGTCTTTTTCAGACAAAAGACATAAAAAGAAAGAATCCCACTCCTCGGGGAGACTGGAAGTATTTCACGCCCGAAAATCAGCGAAGCGTTTCCGCGAATCGCCGATCTGCTGGAAGACAATTCCTAAGCCAGTGGATTCACCGAAACAAAAAGTGAGCAATTCTCGGAAGCTCATTTTGGTGCGTTTTTTGATGTGTGTTTACACACGCACCGTATTAGCGCCCCGGTAGGTCTAGGGAGGGTAGGGGGGCACGTAGGGTAAGGGGCCGGGGTTACTAGAGCTGGCGGAGCTATGTGCAAGCGGTAGGAGGTATGTGGCGCGGGCCTCGGGGTTCAGGGAAGGGGTGCGGCAAAACGGGACGCGGGTCAGCGAAAAGGCCTGGTCAGCGATAAACCTGCGTCGGGTGTAGGTAGGGCAAAACCGGAAGGTAGGGTAGAAGGTAGGGTAGGTTCGGTGGAGACCTGCTCAGTGTTACCCTACCTGTCTTACCTACCCTACCTTAAAAAATTATAGCAGCAAAATGAATATTGGGTAAAAATTTGCAAACTTTTTTTGGTAGCTACAAAATTTGTAGCTCCAAAAAATTGATTTTTGCCGTAACAACCTGAGATAGGTTAGGCACGTCCGGTAGGTAGGGTAAATTCAATTTTCGAGGAGCAGGGGTCGGTTCAGTGTGCCTAACCTACTGCCCTACCTTCCGGTTTTTGCCCTACCTTAGCCGGAAGGGGTATGCGAATAGTGAAAAATCCTCCGTAGATTTGATGAATTGGATCTTTCGATTCTTCACGTAACTGTCCGTGACGGTTTTACGCCGATACCGAATGTAAAGTGGACTTTACATTATAAAGCACTTTTTTCTTGACAGATTTTCCGTTCTGTGTTATACTGTTACCGGAGGTATGACATGTCCCGAGGCACTGGACAACGAATTGGCTCGAAAGAAGCCCGTGACGCGGCACGACTGATTCTCGACTCCGAGGAGTATCGGGCGACCCTGAAGTCCCGGGCCGCTGCCGGAACACTTCCCGCGGCAGTTGAAATCATGTTGTGGCACTATCGGTACGGAAAACCGCCGGACAAGATTGAGATCACGTCAAATCACGAGGATCTGGCGAATCTCACGAGCGAGGAACTCGCAGAACGAGCAAAGGAAATTGCTGGTGATATGGCCCATATCTCGGAGCTCCTCACCGAGGTACAGGCCGTTAAGCCCCAGGTCAACTGAAATGTCTGAAGGGATCCGCGTGAATCCCCGATGAACCGTTTAACGTTAAATCCAAATCTCGGATAGTCCACTCAAAGGACATAAGGATATTCGTTTCATCGTTTAATATGATGGGATGAATATCCTTCGTTGTCGCCACGATTTTCGTTTGTTCCTCGTGTGCTTGTTCACTCACCGAGGAAACGAATATCAATTCTTCCTAGAAGGCGGATGTAAAGTCCGCCACCTCGCTGAACCTACTCCACGAACGGCACGAACGCGAAGTCCGGGAGCGCGCCGTGAAACGTTCCGAACTCGTCGACCACGTCGTAGAAGGTTGCCCACCGAGGTTCTTCGGAATCGGAGTTGTTGAACAGGACGTAGGCGAATTCCTTGGGGTCATCGAGATCGCTGTGCTTCTCGATGGGGACCACGAGGTTGATGTCATCCCCCTGCGCGTAGGTGGTAGCGGACACCAGGACCACGACCTGACCGTGAACCAGATTCACGAGTTCAGGCGACGGGCAGTTGTTGGCGTCGAAAACGAGCTTGAGGCGGGGAAGCGACGATTTGCGTTCGGGAACTTTGGCAGTGAACATGAGCAACCTTCCTTGACCTAGCGGCCCTATTGCCGCTAGGTAAATAGTAGCACGGGTTACGGCTCCCGTGCGGTATTTCTACTATCCCACTTGTTCCAAGTTGATGTGGAACCGGACGCCGGAGACCTTCTCGAGAGCCTGTTCGAGTTCGATGACCATCTCGGTGATTTCCAGCAGGGAGATCGCGCTGCTGTCCTTGACCGGACCCTGGATCACGACGTCCTGCTGCTTCAGCTTCCCGCTTTCCGGGTCCAGGTACTTGGCGTGGATGCTGAAGACGAAGCGATACTTGACGTTCTTGTGGAGGTGCGCTGCCCCGAAGCTGCCATACTCGGTGAAGTCGTACCCCCAACGTTCGATGAGCGTGGAGCCGATGTCGTGGAGGCGAACGTCCCGGACCCCGGAGCGATAGAGCGCGACGGTGGTTGCGATCAAGGACATGGGAAAGTCGGTGCGGTTTGGGTAGACCTGAGCCATGTAGGCCACCATGTCATCGAACGTCGGCTTCTGATTGTCAGCCATTTGCTACCTCTCTTTCAGCGAACACAGGAACTCACGGAATGTGAGGTCCTCGAAGGGCTCCCAGAGCATGTGCAAGCCCACCACGAACACGTTACGGGCGAACCGGAACTTGGAGAACCCGTACATCTCTTTCGCGGAACCGTATTCCTCTTTCCAGGACCGGATGTGACGCCAGTACAAGGACAGGCACCTTGCAACGGATTCAGCGATTGCACGCGGCACCCACATACCTACCTCCAAACCGGCCCTATTGCCATACTGTAAGTGTAACACGGGATTAAGTTTCCGGTACAACTATCTTTGATCAGCGATTCACCGATAAAACGATTATCGTTTGCTCCTCGTGCGTTTGTCGGCGAATCAGAGACACGAGTGGACCGTAGATTGTTACCCGTGGAAGCGTTATCCGTGCTACTATAGTTATAGCGCACAAGGGCGCTTTAACAGGAGGTAGCACAGTGCTTAAGACACAGTTGGTGAAGGCGGGTGGCGTGGAAGTTCTGGTGTGTGGCCGGGCGGCGGTTGTCGCGCCCGCGCCGTTTGGGTTCACGGATCTCGATGTTGATATCCCCTACAACACCGAATTCGAGTTCCTGGCCTTCTACACCTTGCAGGAATACACCGGCTACGGCTACAACTTCTACCTCGACGGCTACATGCTTGTCCACTACAACTACAACACCTTCAACGCCAAGGACGTCATCGAGTTCGTGGTCGACGACTTCGCCGGCCTCAGCATCCCCGTGCCGCGTTGCGTTGCCAAAACCTTCGCTGAAGAGTTCGGTATCGTAGAATAGGAGGTGTTCGGGCGGTGAAATGTCTGAGCGGAACCTAAGGGATCCCTGAAATGTCCGAAGGTCCGCGGAATCATCCCCGATATTCTGTAAAAACGATTATCGTTTTTTCGCTCGCTGTCGCAACGTTTTCATCCTACCGCTCGCTCACCAGTCAGCGATAAAAA